AGCTATTCAGCGATTGGATGAAAGAGAAGAAGTGGAAGAAAGACGTAGGCGATCCGCTGTACGTTTACGAGGTTTATGAATTTCTGGACTACATCGAACACAAAGAGGACGGTGATGCAGAATGACGCTCGAAGAAACTATCGAACAGGTAGAAAGAATGCACAAAGAAAGTCGTAGTGGGTGGTTATACGCACTTAAACGTGGCGAGACTAGATATGCAGAGCGATGCAAGAAAAGCATGGATGAGTTCGGACAGCTTGCGAAATTGCTGTCTGAATTGCAGGAGAGACGCAAGCAGCCGGAGATTATTCACTGCGGCGAGTGCCTATTCAGAGAGATTCGCGGTGTTGATGGATTCTGCGACCACATCACTGGAGAGGAGATAATGGTTATGAAAACAGATTATTGTAAGTGGGGAGAAAGGAGAACCGATGACAGACAAAGAACGCACGGATAAACGCGCAGAAACGCACGCGTGTGTTTGTATTAGCCGACAGGATGCGGTCGAACTTGCAATGAAATACTGTCCAGATGATGACGGGGCTGTTCAGTGTGACGGAGATATTAGAGAGCTTCTTGATGAACTTGAGAATCTACCACCCATACAGCCAGAGTGGAAATGGATTCCATGCAGTGAGAGATTGCCGGAAAAGAACTGCCGATGCTTAACATCAAATGAAGCGTGGGGATCATTTGAGGTGGATTGGAACGCATGGATTGATGGGCAGTGGTTGCGTCCGAATGAGAAGCCGATAGCATGGATGCCATTTCCAGAACCGTATCAGTCGGAAGCAGAAAGGAGAACTGATGGACAGGAATAAGGCGATATCAATTTTAGAAGCTTGTCAGTACGAATTAAGTAATCAAACGGGAAGCGAATGGTGTCGGAAGAAATATGAGGCAATTCAAGAAGCAATTAAAGCCTTGGGGCAGCCGGAGATAATCATGTGTAAGGATTGTAAACATAACGTAAGTAGCCATAAGTGTTTACACCCAGAAAGTTTCTTTTTAGTACCATCTGACGATTTTTATTGCGGATATTCAAAAAGGAGAACCGATGCGTGAATTGATTTACAGAGAAGAAGCTATCAAAGCCGTTTATGACAAAGATATTGGAATGCTTACACAGTGGGACATTGGACGTAATGCTGGTATTGATTACGCTATTAAAGCAACTTGAAAGGTTGCCGTCTGCCCAGTTAGACGAAGCTATACCGGTCACATGGATCGAAGATGAGATAATAGAATTGAAGAGTAATGGAAAGGCGTTTTCATACATTCTGGCAGAGTTGATTGGTGTGATGGTACGGAAATGGAGAAAAGAACATGAATAAAATCGCCGGAGCGATTCTTGGCATCATCGGACTCGTCTCGGTCTTTATAGGGTTTCTTGTCGTACTCGAAATGTTGTATTAGGTGGAAGGAATCGAGTGTGTTTAATAACATAATAAGCGGTCTGACGGAGAGTTTAATAATGAATGTTTGTCTTTTTATTATTTGTACAATTTGTTTCGTAGTATTGATTACGTCAATACTTTACACGAAATTCGGATATTTTAAAAGATTTTATCATGATGTTATGAAATGGCATGAACCAGGAGACTATTTGTGGTGGAATGGATATATAGTACATTCATATTGCAAATATTGTAACAAAGAAATATTGAGAGATTCACAGGGAAATTGGTTTTAAATTATGGAAGAATCTATAGAAGTTGCAATAGATGATTATTATACAGATTATGAGTATTGTGATGAATGTCATGGTTTAGGGGATGATTATGGGTATGATGGTGAAGGAGATATTATATGTTTATGCTCAGAATGTTTATTCAACCCCTATATATATGATGACGATTAAATCAATGTTATGCTATAATATCAACGGCTGTACGACCGACTATGGGTGCAACAGTATCATTATAGAATAGGAGAGTTTGAACCGTGAGAGAATTTACGGCAATCAGCTTGTTCTCTGGGGCTGGTGGACTCGATATGGGCTTCGAGAACGCTGGTTTCAGAACAATATGGGCTAATGATTTTGATTCTGATGCTTGTAAAACTCATGTGAATTGGAGCAACGCTAAAGTAGTATGTGGCGATATTGCCAAAATAGATGCATCTGATATTCCAGATGCAGATATTATGCTTGGTGGTTTTCCGTGCCAAGGGTTTTCACTGAGTGGCCCGAGGAAGATTGATGATTCCAGAAACATACTCTATAAACATTATGTAAGAATAGTCAGAGAAAAAAGACCGATAATGTTTGTAGGTGAGAATGTTAAGGGACTTCTTACTATGGGCGATGGAAGTATTATTGACGCAATAGTAGCTGAGTTCGAGGATTGCGGATACAACGTATTCTACAAACTATTAAATGCAAGAGATTATGGTGTCCCAGAGGATAGGGAAAGGGTAATAATTATCGGATTCCGCAAAGACTTAGGCATAGATAAGTTCGAGTATCCTGTGCCAAGAAAATACCGTGTTACGATGCGTGATGTACTTTCAAATTTACCAGAAGCAAAGCCAGAAGAAATCTGTAATGCCCCGTATAGCAGTAGGTATATGAGCAGGAACAGAAAACGAGGTTGGGATGATGTATCATACACTATTCCAGCTATGGCAAAACAGGTTACACTTTATCCTGGCTCACCAGATATGAAAAAACTTGATACAGATTTGTGGGAGTTTGGCAAAGATGGCATAACAAGGAGATTAAGTTGGCGAGAGGCTGCTGCCATCCAGACGTTCCCATCGAATATCGAGTTCTACGGAAATCTTACATCTAAGTATAAACAGATTGGTAATGCAGTTCCCGTTAAACTTGCAGAGGTAATTGCCACACACCTTTACGCAATCCTTTCAAACATAATAATCGAGGATGGATAGGTCAGGGAATCAAACAGAAAAAGGTAAGGCATTCGAGTACGCTTGCGCCAAAGCTATTCAAGATGGCGCTACGGCTGGTTGTGGTGTTGAGATTGTTAAAAATTCTTCACTCACAATCGCTGAAGGTCATTATTCTTCATTAACATCAAAAGAAAGTTCCAATGATGATAAAGGTGCTGAAGCCGCGATAAGATTTTTAAGTAAACTAGAACCGAGGTTGTATGAACCAAACAGTGATTTACTTGTTGAGTTGCAAGAAGATTCAAAAGGTAAGAATGGTGATGTCCGTGATATAATTTGCAGTAGAGATGATTGGAACTTAGGCATTTCATGTAAACATAATAATAATGCTGTTAAGCATAGTAGGATTTCTCCAACTATTGATTTTGGTTATAAGTGGGTTGGCATCAACTGTTCTGATGATTATGTTGATGATGTGAAAGATATCTTTAAACCAATCATCAAAATGATAGAGGATAGTAAGAAAAATAAAACAATCTTACAACGTTGGAGAGATGTAAAGAATAAACACAAAGATTATTATGTGCCAGCGCTTAATGCATTTATCAAAGAACTAAAGAAACTTGATAACGATAATCCTGGAGTAGTTCCAGAAAGGCTTATAAGATATTTATTAGGCAGAGAAGATTTTTATAAAGTAATAATGTATGAGAGAAAGAAGTACACAAAAATCGAGGCTATAAATATTAATGGAACATTGAATAAACCATCTGGTAAAACGAAAGCTGTTATTTCTGCTCCACGCCTTAAAATGCCAACAAGGTTTACAGACATTCGGATAAAAGACGGGTCGACAACAACTGTATTGATTGAATGCGACAATGGTTGGAACTTATCTATGAGAGTTCATAGTGGAGACGGAAAGGTAGTTCCTTCACTTAAGTTCGACGTTAGAATGATTTCTTTCCCGTCTAATGCTTTAGTTCATTATGAACCGTGGTAATTAATAGTTGGGAGATATAATGGAAACTATCAATCTAACTGTGATGTTATCAAAAACAGAGATAGAGATATTGCAACCAAGGATCAATGAAATGAAGAATGTGCTTGGTGAATATACTATTGAGGACGAACTAATATACATAATACACAAAGCAATAGAAGATGAAAAACCAATATAATTAAATAGTGAGGTGAAAGTCATAGACAGAGAATTACTAAATGTTAAACAAGTCTGTGACTATACAGGATGGGGTGCTACCAAGGTCAGAGAGATAATCAAAAGACCTGATAGCACCTTTACTATTCGGTTAGGAAACAGGCTATATGTAGATAAAAATAAATTCGATGAATTTTTAGACAGGTGTATAAGATATCAAATAAGAATATGATACATACAGATTCACTTCGCATGTTCAATTTGATATACTATTATATATGTGTAAGTTGAATACTGTAATTTATTATCTGAGAGGAGAATAGATTATGGGAAAAGACTTAAAAGGAAAAGATTTGGGGCGTGGATATAGTCAACGTCCAGACGGGAGGTATGAAGCCAGAGCCAAAATCAACGGTGTCAAGATTGACCTTTATGATAAGTCGCTTGCAAGTTTAAAGGTTGCATTTGAACTTGAAAAGGCAAAGGTTCTTAGGGATGAGAAAGGTGTTAGACCGAACTTAAAACTCAAAGAGTGGTATGATGAGTGGTTCGAAAAATGTAAGTCACCTCAATTAAAAAGTGAAACGAGCAGAGTTAAGTATCATCGTAAGGCTAACAATACTTACATTAGATTGATTGGCGATAAACGTATCGAGGATATCACGCAACTTGATATACAGACGGCAACTAATGAGTTAGTTGGTGACGAGAAATATTCTGGCAGAGGTATCAGAGAAGCATTAAGCATTCTGAGAGATTGTTTTGAATCAGCAGTTGCAAATAAAATCGTTTCGTCCAATCCTGCAAATGGAGTAAAGGTTTATACAGAAAACACAGAAGGTCAAGAGCGAAGAGTATTAAACCATTGGGAACAAGAAGCAATGTTAGAAGAAACCGATACAGGTTACTACAAAGAGGTATATAGAATACTTCTTCTGACAGGTATGAGGATAGGTGAACTTTCTGGTTTACAGTGGGGCGATATTAATTTCGTAAAGAAAAGAATCCATATAAGTCGCTCAATGGCAACTGGTTATATTTATGGTGATAAAGTCTTAGAACTTACCACTCCGAAGACGAGTAATTCTTACAGAGATATCCCGTTCTTTGGAAACTGTGAGGAACTCCTAAAATCATGGAAGATGAAACAAGAATTTTATAAGCAGAAATTAGGCAGTAGGTGGCGCTCACCAGAAAAATTCGGAGACTTGGTTTTCACAACTACTATGGGTTCTCCAATAACAAGATACAACATAGTTCATGACATGAAGAAGGTAGAACAGAATGTAAGACTGAGGGAGAACACCAGAGCATATATGGAAGGTCGTGAGCCGAGAGAGTTCGGTCACATACACCCACATGCATTCCGTCACACATTTGCAACAAGATGTTTTGAAAAAGGATTAGACCCGCTTGTAGTGCAGAGTATTATGGGTCATGCAAATTATAGCACAACGATATCTTATACACATATCTTAGATGATAAGACAGAAGAAGCTGTAGCAAAAGCTGGCGACCTCATTGATTGAAGTTGCGTAAAATACAGAGTTGCGTAAAAGTAATTCAAATATATGATATAGCATTAAAGTAGAAGTTGCGTAGAAGTTGCGTACAATAAAAAATTTCCTCTGGGAAACCAAGGGTTTTTAAAAGAAGTAGCATTTCAGCGCAAGGGCTAAATGCCTCCGCTATGTTGTATTTTGAAATGCTAAAAACACCTGTATAATCAAGCTTTTTCACTGGTGTTATCATAAGGATATAGGTTGCGTAAAGCATCGTAGCTTATCATAACTTATCATAGATTATCGTATTATTTTGCGTAAAAAGTGCGTACTTATTTACGTAAAATCAACTACTAAATATCGGCGGATAAGTTTACGCAATTCTTGGTATTCAATTTACACATATATAATAAAGCCCCACACGGCTCTTATATTGACTATAAGTACTGATGTAGGGAAATGGTCATGGTAACTAAATAAACGTCTCTATGAGGCTCTCAGAGCCTTACAGGGGTATTCTATGGGAAAAGAATGGCAGACCTTACTGGGTCTGCCTTTTTTTATTTTGACTCTGGTTCATTTTGAAAATCTAATTTCATTTCTTCAGGCGTATCATCAATTATTTTCAGCTTTTCACACCTCTTAAACTTCGCATCACCTGAATGGTTCCCACCAACTGATTTATATGCTCTGTGTAAATTCACGAACTCGCCATATTCATCAGCAGGTATATACCCCAAATTAAAGTAATGCTTGAACTTTGTATTAATCTTATCACCAAGTTCTTCTCTTGATGCCTCCGTGACATTATCAATATCTGTTTGCATCTTATCCATTCTTGTATCGAGATCATTAGAAAGCTTATCTATCTTTTTATTTACTTCCCCAAATTCTCTAATAATGTCTTGAGAAAACGCAATAGCTTTTTGCCTATCAATATCCTTTTTCTTTTCCAAACCGAAAACATCTAATGTATATTTTGTTGCTTCAATAAATTCTTTAAAAAGATAAAACAAGCCCAAAAAAGCTGCTATGATTATCCACGGGTTTACAGTTTGAAGAACCTGCATAGAATCTGAACCCATATTTTTACCATCCCTTCTTTCAATAAAATGCTGTAATTTTTAGATTGTTCTGTGTCGCTCACTATATAGTTAGTAATATGGGCGGGTACTAAAGCAAAAGACCCACGATATACGTGAGTCTTTCATATGTATAGTTAACGCTTATTGTATGTATCGTTGATGGTCGCTTTTAACTTTATCATTAGATACATGCGTATAATGTAATGTCGTTTTTATTTGTGAATGTCCAAGAATCATTTGTACAGATTCTATCGGCATTCCTAAATTAATTCCTCTAGTTGCCATTGTATGTCTGAATCTGTGCGGTATGATATTATTTACACCAGACCTTTCCGAAATATTATTTAATATTGTTCGAACTCCACTAGTTGACAACCTTGCGTGTGGTTCGCGCTCCCCAATGAATGCAGCATCATTTGCGTCGTCCCTTGAATTAAAATACATCCTTAGAGATATAACGGTAGAGGCGTCAATGTAAGATGTTCTCCACTTACCGCCTTTACCAAATATAGTTAACTCTCTTTTATCTAAATCTATATCACTTTTATTTAAACCACATAACTCTGATACACGTATACCAGATGAATAAAGCGTATCAATAATCGCCCTCTCTCGCCAACTTTTACAGAATGAGCGTATTGTTTCTATTTCTACATCAGTAAATGCACTACGTGGTTTACTATCATTTCTTTCTGGCTTTATTCGAATGGATGGGTCTTTTGTTATAAACTCCTCCTCATACAACCAATGGAAGAATGATTTTATTATTGACTTTCTTTGATTAATTGTTGTCCTTGATAATTTTTTACCAGTTCTACTATTGACACTTATTTCTTGGATATATAATCGTAGGTGGTTTATCGTTATATCATTCAATGGGATTCCAAACCTGAATAATAACTTTTCCAAACACATTTTATATTGGCTTTTAGACCCATCGCTCATTTTGCCATCTTGTTCCTTAGCTGCCATGTATATATAGTATGCATCTGGTAATCTATATTCCGGCGTTGTTAAATCAGTTGTTATAGGTTTAATTTCGTACTCCATAGTATAGATACTAAGTAAATTTGCTATCTGCTTTATTTCCTCTTGTTCTAGGTATCCTTGAAGCTTTAGGCAGAAACCCTCCACAAAAGAGTCGTGCATAAAATAACACTCCTTTCGCACATATTATATTGCGGTGGGAGAGTATTAAATTGTATAATACTTATGACCGCAAGGTTTGTGGCGGGTCGGGGTTATATCTTTGCCGAGAGTTTCCCGACCCGTCATTTTCTTATTTTGTTTCTACCCCTATGATATCATAGAAAAGACTATAAAACAATAGTCAATATAATAAAATAATATAATTTAGTATCTAAATGCCCGTTTAGTGAACTTGATTACTCCACGTCCACTATCCAGCATTCGTAGTTTTCTTCTACGTCTCTTGCTACAATAGTACATTTCCCAGTAGCTACGCCAGTAACGACACCATCGACAACGGTTGCAACATTTTCATCCGAAGTTGCCCATGTCGGCGAGTCGAAACGGCTTACAAGTGTTTGTGGGGCGATAGGCGTTGTATGGAAATATCTGTCTTTTCCTGCACCAAATCGAATAAAGTCAAAGTCTTTACTAATCGGTTTGTAAATACCGACTGACCACAAATCCTTTCTTGCATCTTCTTCCGACCTTGCGTTTTTACGGATTACATCTATAAATCCTGTAGTAATATCGTCTCGCCCATTGATACCGTCAGTAGCCACTGAGCAATATCGCTGGCAATCCTGCATGATACTCAACCACGGAGACATAAACGCCATATCAGCATGTGTATGACCGCTTATCATGACTAAGTGTCCACCATTGTTTACAAAATTGTTGATGGCAGATATAACACCTGCCGAACCAGTAGTCCCCTGATTATTATAAGTATGATCGGATATCGGGGTTTGATGCAATGCAATTATTACATCCATATCAGTATCAAGAGCCGATTCCAACCATGTCGCTACAGTTCTTCCATAAACATACGCGGACTTATCATATGCGTTGTCTATGTTATTGGCATTCAAAACGATGAAACGTACACCGAGACCAGTGTAATCAATATAGTAATCCGTGCCATATTCCGATTTATTCAGAATAGCATCTTTGCTTGTTGCCGTGAAATAGGCTTTATAACACTCCTCTATTGAGAATGTAGTACCAAAGTAGTTGGTATCATGGTTTCCATGCGCCCACACATACGGAATGCCGATTGTCCTTAATTCTGATAAACAAGTATGCGCTCTCGTTAATGTTGTTGACTTATCAGTATTCCCATCGGTCATATCTCCGGTGTTAAGCATAAAATCACACGGTACGCGCTTGTTTAAATATCGCATGTTCTTAACCATATCCGCAAAGTTCTGCACACCACCAGCATTACTGGAATACCTATGACAATCTGTAGCCCACATAAACACAAGTGCCGGTTCCGTAAGTGAATCTTCTACCTTAGAAATAGTATCCGCCATTTCCTCAGCATACATATCGTCAGGATTCGAAAACACAACATCACTTATACTTTTTGCAGACGATTCAATGTCTTCTATATGTTGTCCAAATTCACCGTACTTTATGCCAATGACATAAAACGGAAAATCATCCCGATATGATGATGTATTTATATACCATGTGGTTCTGAAGTAAACCGCTCCCTCTGGGACAGGTACTTCTTTTTCTTCGTAGCCATAAGCGGAATACCCATACGGTTCACGATAACCCTTTATGAGATTTCCGTCTTTATTGTTGGTTGCTTCTTTGTAAAATGCACAGCCATATGACGAAGAATCTATAGTGCGTCTTCGCGTGAATCTGACAGCATCAAATTCAGAAACTTCAATAAACTGTGTTATGCACGCGGTTGAACTGTTTGATGCCTGCCCATTGTAGTTATAGTAACATCCCCTTCCTTCAGTGAATGTTACTGTGTGTGTAATATTTTTCTCATATCCGATCTTTGTTATAGCACCTTTTATAAGTGATGGCTGAGTTCTTACAGCATCAGATATCCACGGCTTATTAGTATGCAGTACGATTTTTGTAGCTTGTGGCGGAACATTTACAATTTCGTATTCAGCCTTAGTGCCTAAAGATTTAGCAAGAATATTTCCGTCGTCGTCAACGAATGCCCACATTAATGCTTTCGTATCTCCGCCGTTTGCCAACGTTAAAGTGAACGAATCCACATTCTTACATGGAATTATTGCATGACTAAGGACAACGCCCACGGTTGCGGTAAAATCAGTAGTCTCGCCAGAGAGGTCAATATAGCCGGGAGTCCATGTAACGTCTAATGGCGTTGTACCATCAAGCACGTTAAAAGTATCTCTCATCACAACATCTTTAGCACCGCCAGAACTAACTTCCATAATAAAGTTAGTAATGGATATAGAAACCGCCTTCTTTGTACCCAAACTAACATATACCATGAAATATAATTCGTTTGGTTGTTTTAACCACGTATTATCACAATGACCATCTGACGGATTAGTTAATGTTGTAATAGAATCTCCGCCGCTTTTTTCTTGCTTGGTCGCCACGCGAAACTCAGGAGTTCCGGAAACAACCGAATAATCAAAACTAACATGGCATTTTGCACCAACAGGAATATCTCCCATTGTTACGTAGAATCCGTTATATGTGGCACTTGTCGCTGTTACAGACAGAGTGTCCGTAGATTCATCATAACTCACAGTCGTATTGGCTTTCGATGATACAGCGGCTTCAGCTTTTTTATACAATTTCCAATCTTCGTTACCTAAAGATCCATTTATTTTACTAATCTCTGCTTCGGTAGCCGACGCATCAGCATCAAGTCTTGCTTTAAGCGTATTATAAACAGTGCCGTTTTTGTTAGTCCTTGCATCACTAACTTCTGATAAACTTGGGACACCTTCTGGCGCAACGATATTATCTATACGATCACTAAGCGCTTGGTCGGCGTTATCCCTTGCTTCTGCTTCAATATCAAAGGCTGCTTTTACACCTTCGACTGTTACCAGCTTATCTTTAACATTAATAGCCATTATCATTCCCCCTTACGAATTGATATAATTGATAAGCTCTTGCGTAGTTGCAATCTCATCATCAGAGATAGACCCTGAATCAGATTCATCGTTGTTAAACAAAACCCATGTCATAGTGTTATCCAAAATATATACTCCATACCCGTCGAACACTAATGACTTAGAACCAACAGAACATTTTGATATATCTATACTTGACATATCTGTTTCTGATTCACACAAAAATTCTGAATAATTATAGGGCAAACCATTGCCACCGTATTTGAATCGAACAAACATAGCCAATACCTCTCTTTATTGTTCCGTGATATATGCCTGAACTTCTTCAACAGTAGCAATAGTATCCTCTATAATTTCTTCAGAGCCATCCTCTCGATAATTCGACTTTATTACATTAAAAGTTAAAGGATTTGTTGTTGCAATGACACTACCGCCAGCTCCGCCAATTCCACGCAAGCTGAGAGTGCATTCACCATCTACTATCACGTCTGGTAAATAGCAAGCCTTATCCTCACCGACTTCCACGATATATGACGAACCATCTTGGATAAACTGTGCGTATATAGACAATGAATCCCAGTCTGCCGTAAATGAAAATACGAACCTAACAAAGTTTTTACTACCAGAAACAATCTTCATAGCATTGCTATTAAATGATAACCTCTGACCAATAACACTTATTCCAACATTCATATTAACACCCCCATCATTAGCCTAATAAGCTCTTCCACATCTTGGCGCCACAAACGCCATCGTTCTTACTATTGCTACCCAGTTCAGTACCTTCTTTCCGCTTAATAGTCTGGTATGTGTTAATAGCATACACAGTATTCGCACCAGCATCTCCGTCAAGGGTTAACACATTACCGTCTTCGCCTTTGATTCCTATAGCTCTAAGGATTTCTTGACAAAGCAGAACACTGTTGTTCTTTACGCCATACTTTACTTCGGTAACAGAAAATGAATATATATTATCGCCATCGTCGAGTGCGGTATCAACTGTTGCTTCTACTGTTTTAAATGGCAGTCTCCATGCACGAATGAAACCATCAAGTCCCTCTTTAAACGGCATCTCTTTATAAGAACTGTATTGACCAGTCAATTTAATCCTATCATTAGAACCGCTATCATATCTTTCCCATGTCGTATCGTTAATCTTATTTCCAACAATAAAGATGTGACCGTTAGTAATTATGATGTCTCCAGCCTCAACCTTCGCAACATCAGTTATCTGTTTAGCGCCTTTTGATTGAACGAACCTTTCAACATTCCCGACATTTCTATTTCCACAATCTTTAAGTCCAGAAGAGAAGAGCACTTGGTCTACATATCTATCGCATGATGTGTACTTTCCTTTTGGGTATACAGACGGGAGACATGTTGCGTTACCATAACTGTAACCGTTATTCTTATTTTCCTGCGCTACCTTTTTCGCGTTCGTCAGGAATTCGTCTACTGTAAAATCAACTTTTGTATTGGTTGCATCCCTCACATACTTAGCAAGTGCAGCCTGAGATTTCGGGCCATACTCACCATCAACTTCAAGCCCAGCAGATTCCTGTAAGTGTTTAACATATTTTTCTGTAATACTTCCAAAGCTTCCATCTACGAAATTTCCACCACTATAGTATGAGCAGTCGGCAAATCCGCAGAGAAGGAGTTGTTCTTGGAGAGTTCTAACTCTATCTCCGTTATCGCCCTTCCTAAGAATATATTCTTCTTTATCTGAGTATCTTGGTCTACCGAAACCATTAACTCTGTTTGATCCGCCAACACTTGCATATGAATACTCATGGATAGCCACGCATCCACCATTTGTCGTGAACCCATCAGAATTTGTGTTTCCCTCAACTGTCTTAAAAGTTTTAGCAGACTTATTAACAGATATAACTACACCCACATGGCAAATTCTGCCCATCGATGTAGAATAAAAATATACAACATCACCATACTCAGGAGTTGTATACCATCTTCCAGCCCTCTTGAAATAACTCGAACCTGTCGGAGTATAACCTGTCATGTAGCTGTTTCCAGACGTATCGCACATTACGTACTGTGCTTCTCTGATACTCCCGCAAACTTCAACGCAGACACCATTCACACTGTACTGACACCATTGGTCTCCGTTACCAGCATTACAAAGAGGCTGAAACTTTTGGAAATTACCGCTACCAGCGTCGGCAGTGAAACTTTCCATATTAGCTGATGCATGATTCTTTTCTCTATATCCTACATAGCTAAGAAATTTATCAACGTATTGTTTAGCCGTACATATTGACATATGTTTCCCTCCAATTAATAAAGACGGTGTTGATTACACACCGTCTTTTAGTACAAAATACCGAACGAATCTTCTACCCATTCATTCGATAGATTTAATATATATTTTTTATTTTCACCAACAACGATAGCTCTCGAACCGAAGCAACATCTATGTTTGCAACCAGGCAAATTCTTTGGAAGGTCATCAAGGTCTGAGGCGCTATCACAAATAAACAATGAGTAATTATAAGGCAGCCCGTCACCGCCGTACTGTAATCTTTTCCACATAATTTCTCCAATTCATTTCAATTAAAAAAGTATGTTCCCAGTCTCCGTATTAGAGTGACAGAATATCTTTCCACATCTTCAGCCCGCAGACCCCATCATTTTTCCCATCAGTTCCAAGCTCTACACCATTCTCCCGTCTATATGTTTGGTAGGCATTAATCGCATAAATAGTATTTTCACCAGCTTCGCCATCTAACGTGAGAGGGGAGTTATTCTTTCCATTAAAATTCCTAGACCTAAGAATGCGTTGCAACGTAAGAACAGATTGCCCTTTAGAACCCATTTTTACTGTTGAAACAGAAAACTTATTAACAGTTGCAGCTACTACTGATTCTTTCGCCGGTGTTTTATTTGTATCCGTTGTTTTTGAATCGTTATCCTCAGTAATATACTTCCTGACAAAATCGAGACAATATGTATGTCTGTCTTTATAATAAATCCAGTCGCCTACTTGATTGCTTGAGGATGTATCAGACTGGTCAAGCTTCAAAGCTCTGTCAACTTCGTCAACAGTTTCAGCTTTGATTCTATTGAAGATTCTTTTTGTAGGATTGAGACCGCCAAGGTGCTGTATCTCTACCCAAAGAGCTTGACACTTCTGAGTTTTAAGACCAAATTCCTCTGCACGTTTGAGATAGGCTGGAAGTTCGATATCACAAAAATATTTTTTCTGTGTCGCAATTCCTTCCGGTGTGGAAATCATTGCAATAATTGCTTTCTTCTGTGTTAGTGTAGGATTGAAATATGAACTATACCAATCTATTGATAGGGTAGAAGAGATACCGCATGTATCATATTTTGTAAAGGTGTTTGGGTAATCTTCTTTAATTAATCTAAGTAAATCTCTCGCTTCATTTGAACCACCACCGAACTGGTATGCGCCTATTGTTATAGTGTGTTCTTTTGCTGAAATAGTCCCCGGGTCTGAGTATGCATTCCATCTTGAGTTGGATTCGACATGGGCAATCATTTCAGCAACAAGCTTTTTATCTTTCTCATTCATACAAGTAACCTCATTTTGCACATAATAATAGGGCGTGATTTCTCACGCCCATATCAGTACCTCTATCAGAATTAATCAATGTTTGGAATAGCCACCATTCCGTTCTTCGTTTCTCTTACGTATGATTCAATAGCCGTATTGAGATATGTATCGAAGTCTCCGTAGGCGATATTAATTGCCTGTTTTACATCATAAGAAATTAATTCTTTTGCAATCTCTATAGCCATCTCTTTTGCTTTTTCCTGCGCCTCTTTATCAAAGTTACCACTCTGCTTGATAGAATCTACGTATGTCTGAGATACCGTATTCACAGCAAGCCCAACTGCTTCATATGCTCTTGCAAGATAACCAGCAAACTTCTTATTCTCTACATTAGCAATAGCTTCATTTGCTTTCGCATCGAGAAATGATTTGAGGTAAGCAAGTGCAATAGGAAGAACTGCCGTAATAACGATGTACATAATCTGTTGGAATAAATCTTTATAATCAATCATCGCTTTCACCTTTTTCTTTCTTCATACTTTGCTCATAAACTTCCATGTCTGTTTTTAATTGTCGTTGTTCAGCCTGTTTGACAGAAGTTAAAACCCTCTCAATTATTGGTCTAACAATAAATGCTGGTAGACCTGAACTATTTACAATGTCAATTAAAGAATTCTCAAAATCATATGCAACTAAAGTTAATGGTTTATCCATATATAATTCCTTTCATTCATATCGTTATGCTAATTGAGACCAGCTACCCCATCCGTTTGAGTCCCTAAGTCTCATAAATATTTTTCCGCTTCTTGAAAATGCAACAATCATCTTATTATCTGTGGTAAAATTACATGCAAGCATCATACCACTCGACGCATCTGGCGCTCCGTTTATAATGTTGCCACTTGAATCTATGCCAACATATCTATACGCACCAAAACCGCTGCTCATCGATCCTCCGACATAGTGGGCAAGGTTTTCGTTAAGTATTGCATATTCACCGCTTAGTTTACTATCGATTTGGCTTTGCACACCTGATGTCACACCAGATAGCCGATTAAGCTCGGTCGTTGTTACATTGGAAGAGACAATGAATCCACTAGAACTTGTTGTTAATACACGATTTTCTACAAAACTATCGCACTTAATCAATCCAGTTGTATACAGTCGCCCAGTGACCTCAACAGACCTTGGCAATGATACAATGACATCTTCACCAGTTGTCTCATCTGTCTCGATTACTCTCCTAGCTGGATATATGGTTACAATAGGTGCATTAGTAGAACCACTATTTATCTTTACATACTGACCATTTACACCGAGATTTATATCCAACCCAGTACCGCTTCTTATTCCACCTTCTGGAGTTATTGCGTTTACACTTTGCGGAATAATCCCTATGTATCTTTCGATATTAGATACATCATACGAATCGAAGTTTGGATAGAATCTCATTTGATTCCTAGTAATAACAACCCCGTAGTTAATATTTCCAGATTCATCAGTGTACATTGTACTAATGGAGTTATTCAAACTATCAAGCCTTATTTTATATGGATTATCGTCTTCACTACTACTCCCAGTACCATCACCAACAAGCTCTTCATCTGGGACTTCATGATTAACAACGTAGTATCCATCTACAATTCTATAATTAATAGCACCAGTGCTCTGAATATAGGTTTGTCCTATTTCCCAACCGCCAATATACCCATTTCCTGAATAGATGTCACCAGTAAATACAGCGTCACCGTCATCATTCGTATATAGCAATCTTACTTCTTCAAAGACTTCCGTCGATTCCGAAGAAAGACCTTCCTCAAGTTTTGTTATTTTAAAAATTTCATCACTATTTGGATCAACGTAGACACTATTAACACCATTTGTTATCTTAAGACCACTCTCATTGAACGTAAGTGAATTACTAGAATTATATATGCCGAGGTTCTCACCAAGAATAAGTTTGCCTACTATCGCTTCACCATTTACCCCGTAAGCACGTGTGGGGTTTCCTGTTGTTGGGTCGATATAGATTATTTCACCTATTCCGACTTTGGCAGTTCTCCAACTATCGTTTGAGAAATACAAGCCCTTGTTAATAATTTTTACTTGCTCGTCATCATATTCACCAGTTAAATCATCTATCCTTCTTAGTAAGATGCCTGTAGAACCATATACTACATTTTGATTTTCGGCATTGCCTACAATTTTTTGGTTCATAAGGCTAAGACCGTATTTCGTCCAGTCATTCATAATGGTCTTTGCAGTATTACCTTTTTCAGCCTGCCTTGAAACCTCATCGTAAGTAGTTGAAATAGACCTTGCACTGCCAAGAATATTCTTGACATCAGAAATCTCATTACCGCTATACGTAATATCGGAGAACTCTACTTCCGCACTTTCATAATCATCATCTTCGACTTCTATTCTGGTAAGCCTTAGCTTATATACCTCACCATCGACTGCGAGACGAATCCAATTCATCAACTCAAATCTATCTCTAATGGGAGCAAACTCAGGCATCACGAATAGATTACGAATCTGTGCGGTAATCTTATGCTGCAACGTCCCAGCCTTCTTAATCTCTTTTGTTGCTGCATTATAGAAATCTTGCGCCTGTTTAATCAATTCCGAAGAAGTCATATTATCATAACTTTTAAAATTGTTATTCGAATATGTATCGTCACGTCTAAATGATGACAGCTCTACCCATAAATCATCACCAAGGAACTCCTTTATGTCGAGGTCGTTATTGATGTCGTTTCGTACTTGATCCATTACATCAATAATACCCTCCTCGGTAGATGGCAATATTGAATAAACCGTATAATATGTATTAACAATGTTTTCTGTAGGCTTCATTAAAAATGCAAGCTCTGCATCCCGAACGTTTATTTCTTCAATAATTGCTTTTTGTTTTGCAAGATATGGAGTATACATATTTACATACACTCCGTCATATGAACTATCGCCACTAGCAAAGCCAGCTTCAACCATTACGTCAAGACAGTCCTCGCAGATTTCATAAAAGGAAGCAAGTCTTGTTAAGCAATACTTTTTTAACTCAGCTTTAAAATCCGTAATATTCTTATCAAATAATGCAACAATTCCAACATGTTCTGATTCATCAATCCTTGCAAGAGCCTTTTCCATTTTTTGTTTTATAAATGTTGCTACATCGTCATTAAAATATATCGTAAGAGGGGACGAGTTAGCAGTATCCTCTTCGTCTGATATACTCGTAACCTTTATATATCCATTCCAAACTGTGTCAGCCGTTGAATCCGTAATAACATCTATAGAGTATCTTGAAGTATCAACATATACCTTTGCATAATTTTTGATAGCCGTCTCCATAGTTGTCTGCGTTAAGAATGTTGTGCTTGCGATACCGATAGGTGACATCGTTCTATTGTATAAACCAGCCGCTTGCTCTATCGCGCTTGTATCTTCGACAGCATCAGCAGCGGGCATCATTGTAGTGCTTAGATAACTGTACACATCCATAGCGTTGTAATACAAATCCATTAGCGCCGTATACCCAGTGATGGGGTAATGTGCAAGTGGAACGGTTGTTTCAGGCTCATCGGATATCTCAGCGTCATCACTCATGTCTATTAACCCATCATTAATTACAGTAAAATACTTTTCAACGAGCTGGTTATATGCTGTAATATAACTTTGTGGAATACCCATATCTCTAATAGTATTAATCCTGTCATACTCGGTGTCGTATTGTCTCAGCTTAGTCCTGAGTTCGTTCGACATATCCGCACGCATCGCATCAGAAAAATACCAGACATAGTTAGAACCGTTCGGGTTACAATTCGCAACGGTCGCAGTCATCAAGTCGTCACCTGCTTCAAGTCTAAAACAGGTCTTATAAGAATCAGCGTCGGCTTCATATGTGATTGATTCTGCGAGATTTTCAACAGATACAAACACGGAAGTATCTTCGCCATAACCATTTATAATAATCGGGTCATCACTTTCACTGCAAACATGTCCAGATAAATCTTCGCCACGCTCTCCACACGCAGAACAATAATCAAGCAGATCATACGCCGATATACTTCTTACGAGTTGTGCGCCATAAGACGCTTCACCATAAACAAATATACATTGGACTTCTTCTGCGATATCATTTAAAGCGTCCAATATTGAATCATTATCAAAGGAGAACGACCTTTGTATGTTGTAGAGAGATTCATCAACGTGATGTATCACATAATGAGGCGCTTTATCAGCAAGTATTCTGTTTAGGAGAGAAGCTTTTGGATTATCTGGGTTGTAGAATGTAGTAACCTGATAGTCGTCACGGATCATATCTTCATCAATAGTATTTATCTCGACCTCATAAAGCATCAACTGTGACAATTCGGCTTCTTCAAGATGCACACCAGTTATAGATTTAACTACATCGCTCGAAGAATCATCTAATGAAACCGTAATTTCAAACCATCTTCTATCTTCTGGTAAATAGATTAATTTAAAATCCCTAATGTCATCCCAAAAACTTGCTACTTCATTTTCTTCTGCTATATCAGAATCAGCGACATATTTATGGACGCAAAAAGAAATCTCGTCTGGATTAACGGATTCATAACTTCTCACAACATCTGTTACATGATTTAGTGTCCCATATATTTCACCGTTACGATTTGCCAACTGAATATTTTGAGCAACTGGAATATTGCCGAATGACATTGTGTACAATTCAGCCATTAGACAATCACCACCTTCGCAACAGGCTTGAACGAAATTGTTATATCTGTCGGGATAGAAGAGTAGAAGTAATTAATATCGGAATCAAATTTCGTATATAACATGGGAAACTTATAGTTGCAGTCTTGAGCAAGCGTTGGATGTGCTTTGTCGGAAGATATCTGTAAAGTATTATCAATAGTAATCGTTTCGTTTAACACACAATTTAAAACGATAAATTTTCTGTCTGCATTATTATCGTTATATAATTCAAGGTCGCCAGCCTCCAAACAAGTGATTGATATGGAATCTGGATATGTACTACCTATTTCGTCAGAACCAGTAACAACGGGCAGAGGTTCATCCGAATCCGCGTTTCCGCTTATAACCACATCCTCAAATAAACCGTAAGGTCTATTTGTTTTAAGCGTAACATTGACACCTACACGTTCTCCGCTGTAGATGGCTTCCTCAATATTACAACTACCTTCCCAATAAATCCTTTCATACTCTTTATCTAATATGAAGAACTTGTGAGCAGAGGGACGGTTTAGCCATCTTTTTAAAAAGCGCATATCATCAACCGATAACACTTCAGACCCGTTACCAACCTGACAGGGGTCTTTTATTATTGAGAAGTTCATCTCTAAACTATCATCATACGTAGCACATGTAAACGGATGTAATGCTCCTTTAGCAATCATAACCTGATTGAAGTTCCGTTGAGAATCTGTATTGATACCAGAAACTCCACCGCCATTATCAAAGCTTGCAATACAGTATCCATAGTCTTGAGAATTAACCCCATCATAAATGAAGTAAACTACGTCTCCCAAACCTCATCCCTCCTTTCACAGATTATTTTCCTTTTAATAGTTTTAAATGCATGTGTAATTCAGAAAGCATATTATCTGCTTCCTCATGTTTCTTTTTTAGTTCGCTTATAAGCGTTCTATATTCGCCCATAAGGGCGTCCAATTCCGCTAAACTTTCCTTCAATTCCTTAGAGGTAACAACATATTCCATATTCTTTTCCTCTCTGTATGTCAGATACCCCTCAACCTGAATAGGAGAGGGGTATCAGTGTTTAAATGTTTATACTACGTTTCTTGAGCCTTGCGTTTCCACTGATTCGCCCAATCGTTATTTCTTGAACAAGCTGTTCAAACTTCGGGCTATTCCGAAGCTCAGAAATAAACGAATTAGCATCGTTTACGTTCGGCAGATTAAATGTCATATTAGCCTCAATGCTTGTATTACCGCCACCAAGTGCAGATAAACCAAGACCAGAGCCAGACAAAGACTTGACATATGATTCTGGATTATTTACCAATTTCCAAAGATTGGATGTTGCTGTTTTATCAAGAACCATATCGCCAGCCTTCAGCTTAGTTAGGAGAGCATTATCAGAAGCCCTAATAATTACTTCATCACCATTCTCCTGTGTCCAATACTTTCCAGAACTCGGTACACGTTTTGAACCAGACGCATAACCCTTTGCACCGGAACGACCTTCGTGTTGACCGAATACAAGGAAGTGCTTATAGTACAGAGCTTTATTTTTACCGTATTGTTTTGCAACGTCAGCATTTTTAGATTTGTAATAATTAAAATTAAACTGAGCAGATGCGGTTCGACCCTCATTAATTCCGTATTTAATGAAGTGCTCATAGTACTTCTTCATATCGCTACCGAAAGCTTTTTGTAAATCAGGGTACGCTTTCTTATAGAATTTCGGATCAAATAGAGCGTTAGCACGCCTACCCTCTTTCATTCCATATTTCATGAAATGGTTGAAGTAAGCAGCCTCATCGTCGCCAAAAGCTTTTTGTAAATCCTTATACTTTGAACGATAATAGTCGTAATCATAGACATAAGCCCAGTCACCATATTTCTTGAACTGGTTTTCAGACCTGTTTTCCTGAGATTTTATATCAGCAACTTTGGCTGCCTTTTTTGCAGCCTCCGTCGTGGCTGCTTCTTTGGCTTTTTCGGTCGCCCTTTTAGTCTTCTCAGCATCTTTTGTTTTCTGGATTCCATTAGTTATTCTTGAGCCGCTGTCCTGTGTACCACCAGTAAATGTGGTAACCATTTTTCCCTTTGTATTCGAGAGTGTTGTACCAAGCGCGGTCTGGAATTGATAACCAACGGATGCAGCCACAGCATTCAGAGTATCACAAATATTTTTCTGAGAAGAGTTAACAATGTTAATAATCTCATCGATTGAAAGTGAACTGATTTCATCAAGTTTGTTATTGATGAACTCTTCGTAATCACTGTAAAGATTATCAAGCAGTTTCTCAGTATCGGAGATGCGTTTGTCCTCGATGGTTTCCTGAAGGTCTTTCTGTGCATCCTGTAAATCATTCGCAAGTTTCTGCCTGTTGGCAGCACCTTCCTCAGAATCATCACCTTGTAAGGAGAGCAGTTGTTTTTGAAGAGCAAGAATATTCTTCTGTTGGTCAGTTACTCTGCGCCTATATTCATACTCCTCTTGGTCAGCCCGAAGCATTTCTTTCTTCTTCTTAATAAGGTCATCAAGGTCATTCTTTTCCTCTTCAAGCTGTTCCTCATAAGCTTTCTGCATTTCTTCGCGTTCAGAGTATGCATCTTTAATAGCATCACGCCAATCTTCGACCCACTCCTGACGCTGTTTAAGGTATGCAGTATTGTACTTATCGTTAGCATATTCCTTATCAAGATTACGAATTTGATTATAGTAATCCCTCGCTTGACGCATATATGTGTCATAGCGCACAGCAACTAAACCAAGACGAGCCAATCCTTGGTCTGTGAGATTGCCTTCTTCATCTCTATAGTTGTCACTATCGAGAAGTGACTCCATGAAGTCTGCTTCCGACGTTATATCAGAAATAGTTTCCTGTAAATCGTCGAAGCGTTCCCACCGTAATTTACGGATTGTGTTCTGGAGCTTTTGCATCTCGGTATTAGTCTTAGCTATTTCGAGTTCTACCTTTTTAATTGATTCATACATATCATTGTATGCTTCTGAACCAACTTTAATATCTCCAAATGTAATCGAGTTACGCAGTTCATCATATAGAGATTTGCGCTCTTTTGTTAGATTATCAAGTAACTGCTGTTGAATTTTTATTTGCTGATTATAAGAAGTACCTATAAGACGAGTACCTTGTTCTTCAAGTAAGTCTATGTGCTCTTCTAATAAATCATTGACCGCTTCAATCCTGTCAGCTTCAGCTTCATAGCCGTCCTTGACAGTTTCGAACATTTCCTTATAATACTTCTTAACTTGCTCGCTTAACTCTAACTGTTTATTAAGGGCGTCTTCAGCTTTGTCCCAATAGTCTTGTGCTTTAGATATTCTCTCTCGTAAATCTTTATCGGCAATATCCTCAAGAGACATCTGACCGTTCATTATCTTATTGAGATAATCATCGCTTAATCCGAATGACCTAGCTTTATTTGCATATTGTTCATATGCTTGCGCCTGAAGCTCTATCTCTCTACGTGTAGTGTCAATAGCTTTGGAATAATTGATATTTTTATCAATCATTGTACTGAACGCAGATTCAGCTTTAGTTTCGAGATTATCTATTTCAGCTTCAATACGCTTAAGCAAGACCTCAATCCAATCGAGCGTTTCTGCTTCTGCATTTGCAGCCTGTGCAGCTTCGCTTGAGCCGCCACCGCCACCACCACCGCCGCCACCGGAGCTACGACCACCGCCGCCACCGGAGCTACGACTACCGCCTGATGAACCGCCACCAGAACTACCACTTGAAGAATAAGAACTTCTTGCTCTAAGACCAGAACCTCTATCATATGCGCTTCCGAGTATACTACCCATAGCATAAGAGCGACCAACACCGTTGGCTTTACCAGTAGTAAGAAGCGCCTTTGTCTGGGCGGCACTAAGAATAATATCGCCTTTCTTTAAAGCTTCCTGATGCATACCACCAGGTATAAGCATCCATCGACCATTTCTTATGATTGATTCAGTGCCAAGCTCATTGACCAGAGCTATTTCATTTTTTGGAAGCGAAACCTTACCATTGGCATATGCACTTATCCAATTCCAAGGAGCGTTATAAGCTGTGCCATTAGCATGTGCAGTGCCTATGGATGTCATAGTACCAACAGCGTGACCTCCGCTAGGAGGAGAACCTACAGTAACTATCGTATATGTAACAGTTCTATCGATGTTACTATACGACGGTTCTGGCGGAGCGTGCATGTGATATGTTACATCTCTGTCTATATTGTTATAAACAGGCTCAGGGTCGGCAGTTACAACATAATGTACACCTACTTCTTTTTCTTCGCTTGCCTCGCCAACTAATTGACTAAATTGTTCCTCTGCAATATTTACAGTTATAGAAGCTTCAACAGTTTCACCGTTTAGCGATTCAAGAGCAGCCCTTGCTTCTTCGACACCACTTTCGTCAATTTCTAATTTCGCAGCAAGCTCAGTATCGTCCATAGCTAAAAGCTCTGAAGTATCTAATCCTGATTCATCAACCTTGGCTTGAATCTCTAATTGATATTCTTGACCTTGAATTGCAGCTATGAGAGAATCAACGACTTGCAATGCCTCTTCAGCGCCTTCTGCATCAACATCAATAGTAGCTTTTGCATTTTCAAGTTCTTGTCGTTTGGATGACAATTCATCTATAGACATATTCTTGATGTCGAATGAGAAGTCAATGTCCTTCAAACCATCGAAGCCACTCTGTACATTTTGAAGTTGTGCTGTCATAGCCTCGAAGTTGTTATTATCGAGAACCATAGCCATGCCAGCATCTATCATGGCTCTTTCCATCAACTGGATGGCTTCAGAAGAAGTACCAAAGCGTTGAGCGACCTCGTCAAGCTTGCCGCCCATAAGGTCAAGCTTATAAGTCCCATCATCCATTAATGACGCATAATCGTCTCCAAATAAAGTGCGGACATCCTCTACAAAATCTACGAGACCATCACTAACAAGATTACCCTTTGCGCCACCTTCCGACAGTGGGGTAGTAATTTTACCCTCATCATCCATAAACTTGAAATAGTCCATGAATGAATGGTTAGTTCCTTCAATTACCTGACCTAAAGATGCAAATCTTTCTGCAACATCATCAACTCCGTTACCTACACCAGCCATCAAATCGACGTATGCATTAAGAGAGTCATCACCATACCAACCTTGGTCAAGCGTATCCTTCATACTCTTATAATCAGTACCGAGAGTATTATAAGAATCGCGTTCGTTCTTACCAGATTTAGCGTTTAAGTATTGACCATACGCAGAGTTCAATCCCTCATACACTGAAATGAGATTTTGAATGTCATTTATCTGTCCTTGGATTTCACCAGCGTCACCAGCACCGTTTAAGAGAGCATTTTGTCTTTCCCAAAGAGCGTTGTTAAGGGTTTGCAATTTGCTTTCGCTCAGTTCTTTGTTGAGTTTTTGAAGCTCTTCATTGTTTAAGTGAATACCGTCATATGTGTTCTCAAATAACTTAGCTGGATCATAACCTTCTAACCCTTTATAAGCTTCAGAGAGTTTGTCGATATCCTCTACAAGAAGACCTGTACCACTCTTTGAATTGTCAAAAGCCGACTGCATATCCTTATTAAAAGTAGAATACTCACTGACCATAGTCTTTAGGTCTTCAAGTGATTTTTCGAATGATAATATCCCGGTGGCGCCCGTATCAGATAAAATATCAATATTAACAAGAGAATGTGCGAGACCCTCTATTTCTTCCTTACTATCAGAAGAAATATACCCGGCTCTCTTTACTGCATCAATAAAAGACCCAATAACTCCCCAACTATCTCCGCTCTTGCTCATAAACGCATTCAGAAAATCAGCGTCAGAAAGACCGAGTTCTTTTATTGCGTCACCATATAACTTTACATCTTTAGCGGCATCCGATACATAATCGCCAGACAAAACCTCTGCAAGTTCTTCTTGTATAGCACCTGTTTTATTTAGCGTATCACCAACCTTATCAAATTGGTCTTTGTATTGTTCAAGATTACCACCACTGCCAGTCATTCCGCTTATAGAATCTTGTATTGCTCTGAAAGAATTGGCGGCTTCGAGGCGCTCTTCTTCGCTACCACCTTCTAATGCATTATTGTATTTATTAATAGCATCAGCATAATCATTAAGCCAATTATATGCAGTATCCTCTTTTCCAGATTTATCCCTGTATTTGTCGGTATCTGCTATCAGTTTAGCTCTTTCTGTAGCTTCATATATATCTTGGTACTTAGACATTAGCTCTGTGGCTTCACCTATTGATTTCTGCGCACCAGCAAATATCTCATCAAGTATTGGTGTGTCCCCACCTAACTCTTCTTTTGCATCACGAAGGCTTGTCATAAATTTGCCAACATCTTCTTTGGCATCTTTAATATTTCCCTTATAAGAGAAGAGGTAATTTAATGATCCATTTTCACCTTCATGTTTGGTGAGGGTGATAAAATCCTTGTACTGTTCTGCAAGTCCTTCAAGTACTTTTCTTTCTTTTTCGTTGTTTTTACCACCAATACCAAAAACAGATGCGAGATGGTGACCAGCCTCTCCGCCCCAAGTACCTTCCATAACTTCTTTTGCTTTTGCCATTGTTTTGGCATCAACATCAAAGTTAATAAGTTTATTAGCAGCCTCTACATTCAGAGATTGCATTATACCTTGTTGTTCTTTAAGGCTACCATTTACTAAGTCGAGAGCAGAAGCCTGTGCTCCATATGTCTCGACCATTTGGTTTTGTATGTCAAGAAGCTGGCTTCTTGTTTCATACTCTTCAGCACTTGATAGTTCGCCACTATCTAATTTAGTACGAAGTTCTTGAACTTTTCTTACGCTATCTTCATAAGAGTCTAACTGTTTCGCATAATCATTAGAACTTACTTGAGCAGCCTTCCTAGCTTCCTCAGCCATCTTCTCTTGATATAAATAGTAGGCAAAGATACCGCCAGCAGCAACAGCAGCGGCACCAAATGCACCAAGAGCACTAGTTGTTATTCCTATTGTTTCGGCAATTCCAGTGAAGGCAGCTTGCATTCCCGACAGATTACCAAGTGTGAAAATGCTCCCAGCGCCACGTGCGAATAGTGTAATAACACTTTTTGCTACATTACCGAACTGCATTAAAGCTGGTATAGCAGTTCCTTTTAACAGGTTGAAGCCCATTATTCCCGTTGATAATAGACCAATCGATGTGCCTAATACTCCAAAATTATCCACCAGAGAATCTATTACATCGATGATTCCTTTGCCTGCGTCTACTACACCCTTTAAAAAGTCAGAACCAAATACATCCGATGCTAATTCTTGGAAGCTCGCTTTTAACCGCCCGATATGTGCCTCTGTTGTTTCCATATGCTTGGCGTTGGCTTGTTCTGCAACACCAGCAGAATTCATAGCCACTTCATATGCGCCAATAGCATCATTAATATTCTGAATAGTTGAAGCAATACCTGAGAGATTTCTAGTACCACCAAGAATCTCTGAAACCCTGGCACGAGCTTCATCACTCTTCATATTATCCCATACCTGGGCTAATCCAACGAAGATGTCATACATAGACTTGTATTCATCTTCGTTCTTCATGATATCAAAACCCGTCAGAGCTTTGATTTCATCTCTATACTTTGAGAATCCATCGGCTAAATCGTCGGTCGATTCTCCCATTTCCTCTACGTTTTGTTACTCTTTTCTAAAAGAAAAGGGGTAGGTCATTTCTGCCTACCTCTGCAATTTTATATTCAGATTATATTTGCAGACCAGACCATACCTTCATCTCTGTGAGATGGTCAGCATACGCAATATAGTTACCTATACTGCTGTGGTCGTTACGGGATTTCTTAAATATAAGAACTTACCCTCGGTATTATCCATCACTGGACTTTCACCGATTTGAGCTGACTGTTTACCTATATGTCGCCATATAGGGGAGCAAAAGTTTACTCTGTTTTCGCGCCTCTAATACGTGCGCTCACTCATTGCGTTTAGCGTATTCGCAAAATACGCTCTATTTTATGCCGTACCTTTCTCCTTATATTTCTCCTTGTATATTTCTACATTTTCCAATAAGTATCTTTCGATATTGTCCCTTTCCCAATACGGTATGCACACCAACGTAATATTGTTCTTTTCGCAATACTGTTTTTTGAGTGTATCCCTTTTTTGCAATTCATCGAATTGCTTTGTTGCATACTCTTCACCAATTCCAGAGAAGTCTATCGGGAAATAATGTTGTTCGCCTTGAAACTCAAAAAGAATAGAATTGTCAGCGTCATATACATCAAAACGCAAATGCTTAATATCTTTGCAGTCGCTAAAAGTTTTTTGTGTTTTATAGTTAATATTATGCTCTTTCATAAACTTAACTAAATTTGCCTCACCAGCAGACATATTACATATTGGACATTTCGCAGAACCATTCAATAAGTTTGCAGCATACGATTCCCATTCGTGCCCGTCTATATTACACCTACATTTAATTAATCTATGAGTACCAGTGTATTGACCGATTATTGTTATATCAGGATTGGCGATAGACATATCACGCACAAAATCTTCATGCGATTTTCTTCTTTTCAACCCACGATTAATCTTCGCACATGTCGGACATCCACATGGTCTTTTAAACAGATCAATAGGTCTGCCGCAAACGAATGTAGTATTACATCCTTTGCAAAAGCATTTTACAGGTTTTTCACAACCTTTATATTCCGAGATAAAAATAATATTTTTATTCAACACTTTTGCCTGTGCGTCTTCATGATCTATTCTACCAGCGCAGTATCTACATACTCTTTTTTGTGTTCTCATATGTCCCCATGTGATATTCTGTACGCCTTTGTCTACGTGGTTATTACAGATAAATTCGATGATTGTATCTTTTTTGTTATTTCTGTTATTACCAATATAAACAACATTCATTTCTTCACATCTATTTATATAATCTTCCTCTGTATATTTATTTGTATATTGATTCAATTTATAATTTTTGGCATAAAAAAGCTCGTGCTTTCGCACGAGATCAGACTATTTCTTAACCACATCCTAAGATAGCAGTCATACCTTTTCGATTTAAGGGGTTCTCACCCACGCCATTTGCGATTGCGCCCTACGATTGTTGTTATAGATATTCAGGATTCCACCTTTATTCTCTAGTCTATAACTCGACATGAATCTAGTCGTTGAACCTTCACCCTCGTCTAATACCACATGGTCTGCGGAATACGTTAGGGTGCTTGGCTGCATGAGCTACGATTTTCTCACCAGTAGGAGAGTAGTACTTAGGTCTTTTAACCATATACCATCCTTACGTTGTTTCTACTTTCGTACCATCATAGAGTAGTCTCCTCTCTATTGTGGTGTAAGGCTTTACGTTTTACCTGCAATTAAATATGTTCGTTATGCACATTTCTGTACATTAAGACAGTAAAAAGAATTTGTCTTCCATAAAGTCCCAGTAGTGCTCGCATTTTGAAGAGATGCGTTAGTGGCTGCAAACAACGCAGCACTCTGTTCGAAACTCGTTCCAGAAGCATTCATCGCAGCACCACCGCGTTCAAATGCTTCCATTAATTCTTCGGCAGAAATAGCATATTTCTGACCGACATTAATTAAAACGTCAGATACATGCTCTGCATCTGACGCTTCCATTCCGAAACCTTTTATAATTGAAGTCAAACCAGTCGTAGCAGCATCAACAGTTGTATCAGCTACGTTTGACATGATAGTTGCATATTTAGAAAGGTCTGTTGCATCACTAAGTGAGTAACCAAGTCTACTGAATGTTTCAATACTACTTGCAACATCTGTAATGTTCTGACCTAAATCTTGTGCCTGTTGCGAAGCAGAATCAAAGAACTGTGTCATCTGGGAATCAGTTGCACCAGTGACTATCTGAATGCGGTTCATAGCACTTTCAATATCGATAGACGCTTGTACCATCTGCTTTACAGTTCGGATTCCCTGCATGACCATTCTTGTCATTCCAAAGTACATGCTAAAGTATCTGAAAGCACCAGCTAATTGCGCGCCAAACCCTTGAGTATTTTCGCCAGCATTTGAAATAGCCGTTGCACAGTCTTGCATGTTAGCTTTGATTTCAGATACTCTTTGAGAATACTCATCCATCGAAATACTGCCACTCGATACTTCCTGATTCAATTTTTCAAGAGCTTCGCCTTGTTTAATGTACTCGGCATACGCACCTGACGAACGACCATTTTCGGCAGCAGACCATTTTTTGCTATTTTGTGCAATTTCTTGTTGCAGTTTCGAAATCTCACGAAGGGCATTTTGCTGCTTAACGAAATTCTCTGCAAACGAACCCTGAGCAGACCTGGCTTGTTCTTCGTTTAATTGCTTCTGTTTATCAGCGACTTCTTGCAATTCAATCTTTGCTTCTGAAGCTTCTTTAGCTATATTAGCAAACCTAGTATTGAATTCTCCTTTAGTCATGTTACCTTTATCAAGGTCTGCACTAAGGTTCTTCATCTCTTTTAACGCAGAAGTGTATCGTTGTAATTCAGCGGCACCAGATTGGTCAAGACCAGCAATCTTATTCATACTATTGCTGAACTTCTCCATACTCTCAATCTGTCTGGACACTTGCAACAAGTTGCTCTTAAATGCAGGATTATCTTTTGTTAATATGTCCGCCTGTGCCTTTTTATCGTTTGCTGCTTGTTCGGTATTGTATTTCTTTTGAGCCTCAGCAACTTGTTCTAACGCAATTTTTGCTTTAGAAGCTTCCTCGGTAAGATTAGTGAATCTGGAAATATAACCGCCTCTGTCCATATCGCCACGATTGAGGTCAGTATTAAGTCGTTTCATGTCATTGAGTACAGAAGCGTATCTCTTTAATTCATTCTCACCAGACTTATCTAGACCAGCTATACCATTCATTTTGTCATAGAAGCTTTGCATAGCTTCTATTTGCCTTGTTGTTTCTAATACACTGGATTTATAAGCTGTACTATCTTTTGAGAGTGTGTTTGCTTTTGCTTCTTTATCAGCTATAGCCTGCGAAGCATTAAGTTTTTCTTGCGCATCCACTGCCTCTTGTAATGCAATCTTGGCATCTGAAGCTTGCTTTGCGACTTGAACGAGTTGAGTGTTATAATCACTACGCTTAATATTTCCATTGTCAAGTTTGTCTTGTAATTGTACAAATGAATCAATAGCGGAACGATAAGAGGATAACTGACTACTACCGCTTTCACTGAGACCAGGAATATTCTTTACTTTATTATAGAACATTTCCATAGACTCTATTTGTTTCGTAGCGCTATTCATTTTGGAAGCCCAAGATGCAGTTCCACTCGAAAAGATGCCTTTTGAACCACCTTTGCCTTTCCCGGTTCCGTTGCCAGATGCTTTTATTTCTAAACCGTCGAAAGCAGAAGATAGCTTTTCAACTGCTTCAGTTGCTTTTGTAACAGAAGAAATAATATCAGTAAATGGGCTTTCTCCAGAAGTGAGGTTAGTTATTGATGTACTGATATTTTGTATAGCGGAAGATATAGATTCAAGTTGGCTATTTAATGCCTCACTATTAACTGTGCTACCACCAAATAAATTCTTTAATTTTTCAGTACCTTCAGCGAGTTGTTTTTCACCAGTAGCAACTTTATTACAATCTTCTACAAGCTTTGCTGCATTATTAGAGAATCCAGATGTTACTTCAGACAGGTCTATACCCTTTGTAGAATCAACATTCTGAATAAGCTCAATATAATCACGCAGAGCAGACATTTGATCTTGAAGGCTTGCTTTTGGGTTAAGAATAGTATCTTGTAGATTAAGGAATTTACTTGTTTTGCCAGCCCCCGCCCCTTGTAATAATTTAAGACCACCCTCAATACCATCTTGTACGTTATAATAATCTTTTAAGAAATTTTCTAACTCAGTAGCTTGCTCTTTAAGTTGAGAAATAGTATTTCTTGCTGCATTACCATAGGCGAGTGTAGTGTTGAACCCACCTTTACCGTCACCTAAATTTATATGGATTCCTTGGAATTTATCCATCACTTCAGAAAGTGACGACATTTCAGATTTTAAATTACCAACAATATCTGATACTTGAGTTAAAGATTTAGTTGCTCCACCATTATTTCCAAGTGCCTGTATTTGCTTGTTAATATTTGATAATTGCTCACTAGCTGCGCCAAAACCATTGTTAACCATCTTGCCAAAAGCACTTGTTACGCCAAACGATACAGGTTTTTTCCCTAACGCTTGTATTTCAGATTGTAAGGAGTGTATTTCTTTGAGTGCATCTGATGCGTCTGCTCTTAAACGTATTACATTATTGCCGGTATTTATTTTTGAAATAGCATCTCTAATCTGAGCTTCTGCGCCAGAAGTATCAACTACTACGTTTACACGTAACGTTGCGCTAATATCGCCACCAGCCATTAGCAATCACCATCCTTTATATTTACTTTATGAATATCATCCGAATCTTCCTAAATCGGTCGAAATTACTTCACAATTAGCAGGTACACTGCCCTTAAATTCATCAACGCCTCTTTCAACAAAGTTAGTAGCTGGCCTGCTAACTAAACTTCCAATATATCTACCATTCCATTCACCGAATACTCTCCCTCCGGCAGAATAGCCTTTATCAAATAGCAAAGCCATATCAGTAACACCGCCATATCTGTCAATATCGAGTGATGGTCTTGTTTGTTGGTCAACGCTTGCCGTTACTCTATATGTAAATTTTCCGACATTCTCGGCTCCACCGGCAGATACAGCGCCGATAGCGCCAATAGCCCCACCGCTTAATCCACTACTCGATATTGCATTTTGGATACACTGAGCTAATAATGGCGCTGCTGCATTTGCAATTCCAGCGGCTATTTTTTCTGCTTCAGCCTCAGACATTGCAGAAATACCAGATATAATTCCATCGATATTTATGCTATTAATCTCCAATCCCATCTTGTTTTTCCTTTTCGCGTAACCTGTTATGAACAAGTTTTTCTACAGAAATATCCTCATTACCAATTGCTTTTGCTATCATTGACAAATCTTCTTTAGTTACCCCACTAAATAAGTCTTCAAACATGACTAAAAACTCAGCAACCTGTTTTTGAAGTTTATCCATGTTGTTGTTGAACGAAATAACATTCATGTCATTTACAAGTTTTATTCGTTGGTCAATACCATAGACAATGCTCTTTAACTGACCACTATCAATCTCAGCAAGAACCGTCTCGAATAAATCATTACCATAAAGAACGTCATACACGTTACTAGTGGTGTCGTTCAATTCTATATTCGTAAATCTTGCAATTACATTAAGCCTAATTCCAAAATCCTTAAGTTCAGGCATATACTCACCTGTTTCAGAAAAGCATAATTCGACTACATTAGAAACAAACGCAACTGACTCGGGGAGAGAGATATTCCTTTTTACTTCTACAGAAGAGCCACAAATATCAATTGTCGCAGTCTCTCCATTAACCACTGCATATTTCTTAACTATATCAAACTTTATTGTTTCACCCATTTCGTTAATTACTCCTTATGTTCTTTGCTTTTTTGTACTTACGACATTTCCCGTCTTCGTATTCATCCTGAATCCTGCCATCTTTTGCATTCCGCAAGATACTACAATTTCGTGCGTACCTAGTACACCCGATGCAGTTAGACTCGAATTCTTCTAACTGAGATTCGTTTTCAAAAACACCTATATAGTCAACAGGATGAATAACTAATTCAACACGGGGGTCTTTTGTGTCATAATAAATAGCTTGCACTCGTTCACAAACTACATCGTCGTCATCCCATATCAAGTTCGTATCTGTAATCGTATCGAGCATTACCTTCCAATAGTTATTGCAATCCATTCTTTTCTTAGGAAAGTAAAATGTCGCATCAACATAAAAATGTTGCTTGTCGTTTACCGGCAAATCCCAACCTTGCGTATTAACAGCATCGATAATTATTTCCTTGAATTCTTTCTGATACTTATTAGCTTCGGTAGTTTTGTATGGGATTGATAATGGTTTACCGCCACGTAGTATTGCGCGATACCCCATATAATGATTTACAGACGGTGGGATAGGAGATGTGATAAATAATGTGTCCATATAAATTACCCCAAAATAAAAAAGGGCTGTACCTCAATGGTACAGCCATACATATTATTCATTCGAATCATTGCTAGATTGCGTCTCGACGTTCTTATTCTTTTTACGACGCTTCCTAGAAGAACCCTCTTCATTAGAAGGAGTATCTGTAACAACCTCTTCAACAGGCGTTACAACTTCTGGTTCAGGCATAAAGTCTTCAGCGACACCAGACCTGGAAGCTTCCACAAGGGCAAAATACTTAGCACCGCATTCTGGCGAGCAAGCTACATCTTGCCATCTGAATTTATTTGCCGGAGCGAAAGTCTTACAATATTCGTATTCCTTTCCGCAAGTCTTGCAAATTCTAATACCCTTTGCCATAAAAATCTCCTCATATTCTAATGTGGCGGAGCATTATTATCTCCGCCACTAATTAAATATTTTTTATACTCTATCAGGCAACGTCCTCAGCATTTGCACCGAAGATGGTGTATGTCCAAAGGAGTCCGCCGATATTACCAGCGCCACAAGCGCCTGCGAGAGACTCAGCTTCGAAATCATGTGTTGTCTGGTTGTCGCCCATTTCGATTGTGAACTCACCAGAGAAATCAGCCTTCGGAATGAAGAACTGAACTCTGAAAACGTTACCGCACTTATCCTCAGCCATAGCATCGATGTACAGAGTAGCCTTCTTAGAATATGTATCAGAAAGGTTAGAAACGACATCAGCCGTAATCTTTCTCTTATACACTACCATAACTTCTGTGCCATCAGCTACGTCTGTATGGAATGTGAGAGCCTTTGTAGCCGGAGCGTAAGCGAACTTACCAGCAGCAGCGGTAGTATCCTGTTCAAGAGCAGCTCCAAGAGTACCATCTGCGTTCTTTACATAAAGCGCTTCGATCTCAGCACCAGCAGTACCAATAGCCTTATAAGTAGTAGCTGCTGCACCAGAATTTACTGTAACATAGTCTGTCCAAAGGACTTCAGTAGCCTTGTTCTCGAACGTACCACCTGTCTGTACTTCGATAAGACCACCAGACACCATACCGTTTGTACCAGAAACAACAACGCTCTTGTTTCTCTTAAGCTGAGAAATCTTACGACCGCCCTTACCAGTTACTTCTGTAACATCCTGAGAGTTAGCAATAGATGCATCCTGAAGCTCATCCAGAGTGAAAAGATAAGCACCAGTTACAAGGTCAAATGCGTTAATAGTCTCAAGGCTTGTAATTGTCAGATCATTCATCTGCCATTCCTCCTATTATTTATGAACGAGCCAATTAAAATCTTCTTGGCTCATTTTCTTTGTATCTACAGTTCCAGCGTAAACGCCGTGCATCCTGTGTTCATAATCTACCTTATGAATTATTTGCTGAACACTTTCATTGAATTGATATATAGAAAGATTTCTTACGCTATCATAATCATATTTGAATTGCTCAGTATTAACTAAAGCTACGATAAGGCGTTCAATCTGAGAATCGGTTTGCTTATTCTTATTCCGCCTCATTTTGATTCTTGCCCTTTCAAGCATATATTCTTTTGCTTCTTTGTTTCCGGGCTTACGTCTATCGCGCTTTATATGGTGGATAGTTCGCAAGGTTACCGCTATTTTTTGATGAATAGCCCTGTCGATAACTATATCGTCTTCTGGGTTATATAAAACAAGCTGTCCATTTTGTTCGTTCGTTGCAAATACAAAGTCAGATAAATTTAGGTCTCCAAGTATTAAGCTTGTATCTTCGTCCTTTATCGCATTGAACAAAATCATAAATAATTCAAAATCATTTATTTGTGTAAAATCTATCCCAGCATCATCAAGCTGCACCATCATATCTATCGGTGCCGCTGTGAATGTTGAAAGGAGACTATAATAACCATCTTCATCATCAAGTATTTCGCCAACAGTTGGAATAACAATGCTGATTTTGTTATTAATAGGGTAACTTCTTTTATATAGTAGATTGATGGTTGAAGCCATCAGTCATTCTTTCTATTAGTAGGCGTATACTTCATTGGATTATGAACCTTATTAATTTCCTTCATACGGAAAGTCATTACTTTTCCGTTATAATCCGTAGCAGGTGCGAACCTTTCTACAGAATAGATATTTAATTCTCCCAACCCATACTGCCTACTTCCGTTTATCGCCTTACATATTTCCGAGCAGATTGCATCTGTACGAACTCCACCGCCATCGGGCAGACGTAATCTACTTCTGTGGGCAAACACCCACACATATAGCGACGGCAAATAAAATGTTTTATTAGGTGACTTCCTAATATCAACGTCAAACATAATAAAAGTTCTCCCATCGTAAAGAGTTTCTGCAATAAACTCGTATGGGAAAACATATTCATACGCAAGGTCTCTGGCGTTCTCCAAAGTGTATAGCGGATTACCGTCTTCATCGACATCACTGATAAGGTTAACTATCTTTTCGTTGGTTAGGATGTCTTGCATAAGCTGATTCTTATAATCATAAAAATCTTCTAACTGCATCACAACCACCCCTTTTCAGCATTGCCAGACCCAATAGGTGAGTTTGGCTTCGGATAATACTTATAATAATCTGCTATTCTTAAATCAAAGTTGTCATCGCCAGTAGACGTAACTTCCTGAAGAACGAACTTTACGCAACCCTCATCTCCATAAGAATGACCAAGTTTAATTGGTTTAGAAAGTGTGTAGCATAACATCTTCGGAGAACCCGGCTCGTCAACCATAAGCCGTGTCTCACGATTTAACTTAATTGTATCTTCGTTCTTAGCTAGAGTTATAGCGATACGTGAATCGCCACGAGTAACGATAAAATGTCTCTATAATTGTTTGTGTTTATGTTGTTAATGCTCTTTTTATATCCCATCCGTTTGTGAGCCGTTTCCATAATTTCTTATAGTTTATTCCATATATTCTAGCCCATTCTGCAATAGTATGTTTTTCGTTATTGTATTCATACAGTCTGACATTACGTTTATTCGATGCCTGAGTTATACTATCAGCCCAGCGACAGTTGCCTGGGGAATAGCTCCCATTAACATCTATACGGTCTAACGATAAAGAATCAGAATATCCATTTGTTAATGCCCATTTTGCAAACGGTTCAAATGTTCTCCACTCATCACATACGGTTATTCCTCTGCCTCCATATTCGGAGTATCTAATATCTTTTTCCCTATAACATCTGTTTATCATATGTTTATATATTCTATATAATCTTGTGTTTGTCATACCATGTGTTACACCCATCGTTCTTCCTACTTCTGTAATCTTAGTAGTTCTTACGCAACCACATGATTTTGACGACCCCTGCTTCAAACTTTGTTCGAGTACGTCTCTAACCGTTCCGCAATCACATCTGCATTTCCAGTACCTAACATTTTTATTCTCCGCATTTTTTCTTGAGTCTGCACAATCTATTACTGTCCATAAACCAAATCTTCGGGATATTAAATTTTCATACATACTTTCTTCCTTTTTTCTCATAACAACATAATAACGGTTCGCTACACCGCCACGGTTTTACCCCTCTACCTTTCAGTAGAGAACAGACTATATCATCATCTTTTCAGATGCCCACCACTTCGGTTACGCTTGTAACCTACTCGCATTGTGCGATAGTCGTTGAACCTTTTCCTATTTGGAACTTGGCTGCTGATTGCCCAATCTATATTCTTTTTAACTATCACGCTTATCCATATTTCATGATTACGTTTTAGTGAATATAGCTCTAAGGGTGTTCCAGCAATTCGATGGGTAGTTGTTCCCACGCATCTCTGTGTGGGCGGACTGACACCGCAATCCTCAAGTTCGCCCGTAAGATATTTTGTTCCGTCCTCAACAATGCACCACTGCTCATGTATAACTCCATCTTCCGACACCCACCTCAAAAGATAGTTACACTGCTGCAATTTAGTACGAACGTACAATGTATTGTTGTAGTCCTTCTCAATGACAAGCCAGTACTGATCCATCCAGTGAACCAGACCACCATGCTTAATATTCTCACCTGGCATTGAAATCATCGTTTTCTCGTCTAAGTTATCCGAATTGATTATCGCTACTGTTTGCTGTACGCCATCGATTGTGACATCATCATAGTAGGATAACGAGTCCGGTAAGTTCGTATAAATATTTCTTATTTCTATGTTCTTGATTGATTCTCTTTTAGAACCACCTCTAACACCTATTCTATTAGCATACATATCCCATGCATTCATCAAACACCACCACCATTCGAATACTGTGATGATAATTTATTACAAGCGGATATAGCTTTAAAAACTTCCCTTTTTGTTTTTCTTACAGAAATTTCCGGATTGTCTATAATACTCTGTAAGATACTCAGAAGGGATATGAATGTTGCCTCGCCGCTTATCTCTTGGAAGAAACTTGCACAACCAGCAAGTTCATCACGTAAACTATCGAGATATACTGGGAGAGACTCTTCCTGTTTTTCTCGCATCGGGAGAATCTTAAAGAAATGATTTACGAGATTAAGGAAGTATTCAGAAACAAACTGAGAATCTATCGGCTCACTAGACTTATTCTGAAGCATCATAAGTGCAAATCAGTCAGGTCACCGTGATTATAACTATACTCACGTAAAGCCTGAACATAGTCCTTCTGAGATTTTTCATATGCGTTCCCGACACGCAGTAAAAGTTCGGCAGGAGAGTACAGTGAGTAATCTCGCGTGCTCAGTACATTTTCAAGAAGCTCCTGCTTATTAACATATGGTTTAAACCATTGAACAATCATACCATCGGATACAATATCAACGATTTCATCAACCGCATATTCATCGATATCGATATCGAATTCACCTGTCTCTTCGTTGAAAGTTGTCGTGAAGTCGTAAGATATAACTTTCTTGAACTTAGATGAGGCAATTGTTCTTTTGAAATAACCTTTAATTACTTCGTCGCGTATTTCAAAGTCAAGACCAAGCAAATCATATTCTGTAATCTTGGCTAAGAAAGCTTCTACGAAGTCATTATACGAAACCCCCATAAGTACCCCCATTAATGTTCAATAAGTTCTACATCAAGCGCCTCTTCCAAAGCTGAAATGATTTTCCTTGAATCTATTTCCCCATCAGAAACAAGCTGTCTCGCTCTATATGCCACAGAACTCTTTTGACCTTTTGACATATTGCTAATAATCTCTTTCACCTCTTCTGGTTTCTTAGAGAAAATGCTATCAAAGTCCTTAAGATTAATTGCATATTTATAATAATTATTTAGACCGAGATACGGGATCACCCAACAATTCTCTTCATCGAACATAAACCAGTTGTTCTCAAAAAACTTCTTTTGAGAACTTTTGGCATTGCGAAGCTCACGAAGCTCCATTTCCTGTTCGTCACCAAAACCTTCCCACTGGAATAACTCATTAGTCCTTGAACTTTTATAAACGAGTTTTCCGTGGAAACCGTTCTTAACCGTGATTAAAGTGGAAGGGTCTACATCTTTTGGAATGATTGGACTTTCTGTTTTAACTTCTTTTGTTTCAATCTCTGTATTTGTCGTGACCGCTTTAGTTGCGGTTGTCTTTCTAGTAGCCATATTTCTCCTTTCATTCAAACGGGGTTACCACCTGATTAGTGATAACCCCATTGATATATTACTGCATCTCGTAACGTCCAATACCAGAATTCTTATTACCAGCAAGAACAATTCCAAGACCCCAACGAGAGCCATAGAAATCTGTTATGTTAAGCATTTGGTTAGATTATTTTTAAAGAGTATCTTTAAGACTTATTTCTAACCAATTAAAGTTCGCTACACTTTGCCTGTACATAAGTACATCTTTACGTTTCCGTAAAGCACAGACTATATCTTCATCCTTTCGGACGCCCACCATTTCGGATACGCTTGCATCCTACACGCTCTCCAGCGTTAGTCGTTGAACCTTCCTCTATTCGAGGCTTGGCTGCTGATTCTCCATTAAAAAAGCCCTACTATAATTAGTAGGACGAATGTTTAGGTTTTAACCATGCATTATCTAATTATTTCTTTCTACTTTCGTAACTTTCACGCTTAGAGCTATTCGCTCTTACGTTGTAGTATAATTAGCTTTAGGAATTTCCAGCAATTAAATGGGGTACTTTTCGAACACATTTCTGTGAACGTGAGCTATTCACGCTACCATAGCGTTATCTAACTCTTGAGTTAAATCCATATTGTTGAACGGGTCGCCCATGTAAACGAGCGGATCGCCTTCGTAAACAAACTTAATCGGTTTGTCATCACCGGCGATAATTGTCAGTACGTCATCATCGTACACGAACTTCTTCACACCATTTGCATCAACTTCGTTGATTTTATGACGCTGCGGAATAGCAACGCACGGTGTTCCGAAGAACTTGCCATAGTAACCAAAGTTATGAAGCTCATCTTTAGCTCCGTCACTCTGGATAGACTCTTTCAGATTACGAAGAGCTTTCTTTGTACCAACAATAGTAGCAGTCTTGCCACCAGCAGCAGCCTCTACATGAGAGATAAGGTCAAGAAGAGTATCCTCATCATATGTACCAGCCGCCGGGAAGTACGTAACACCACCGAGCTGTGCAGCGGTAGCGCCACCCCAGAGCAGATAAATGTCGTTAAGAATCTTCTGACGTACAGACTGAGACACCTTATCAATCAGAGAGTTAAAGTCTACACGACCTGCAAGGATTCGTCTAAGTTCCTCATAGATACGAATACCATGCATAGCTGTCGGGATAGATGTTTCGGTGTATCCACCGAGTCTCTGTCTACGAAGAGCCTGTGTACCGTCAGCAATTTCATCAACAACAAAGAGAACATCATCTTCAATAATGAAGAGGTTCTGGTCGCCTTCTGCAAGATTTCTAAAATCTACGAAAGCATTAAAGAACTCATCGCCCTGAAGACCTTCGACTACGGTTGCGCTAAGAATCTCTTCTACGATAGTAAAGAGACCATTGCATTTGCCATCACGGATAGCCTTGTAGTCGAGGGTGGTGCTTCCATTGTTGGCTTCGATAAGAGCCTTGCGAAGAGTTTCCTGAGACTGAGCAACGGAATACTTCTCTACATTTCCTCTGTAGCCATCAATTCCGAGCTTTACAATTTCTCTAATATCAGCCATTATTCTTTTACCACCTTTCTAAAATCAGCCAACCTCAACAACATAGTATGTATAAGAACCAACTACATTTACGTCGATGATTTTGCCAATACCAGTAGAGCCATTTGTCGCACTAGAGACGACCTTCATCTTTGTACCAGCCTTAAGCTCAACAATTTTACCCTTCGCAGGTGTGCCATCAAAAGCTTCAGCAGTGGCAGAAAAGATGTCATGTGTATGAAGTCTATAACCCCTAATAGCCTTTCCAGCCGGGTTGATATACTTATCAAGACCTCTCAGGCGCTCATCATACATAACTTCCGGGTTAGCAATAAGAACAACATCAGCAAGTTCGGAATTAGCAGCGGGAGCTGTGCCTACATAAATCTCACGAGAACCTTCCTCAAGGTCACCAAGCAGAACAATACTTCCGTTCTCGATTTCTGTCGGTGTATAAACCGTCTGTCCCTCAACAGTGCTTGCTACGTTGTAACGCACAGAAACAAGTCTTGCACGATCGTCAGTACCAGTAAGACGGTCTGTTCTAACTACAGCATATGCCATAATCTTTTTCCTCCTATATTAATTACCTAAATTCAGATAATGTTCGACAATTCCACCATATGGAGAATCGAACTTATTACTTTTATCAACTTTAATCTTTGCCGTTTTTGCTTCTTTTAATGAGAAGTTCAGCGGCTCACAATTCATACCACGAATTGAAAACAGCTCTTTTGTAAGTGAGTCAATGTCATATTTCAACTCGCCTGCTTCCTCTTGGCTGATGCAATCAGCAAGAAGCATTTCATATGCTTCAATACCAGAAAGGTCGGCAAATTTACTGAACAGTTCCTCACGAGAAGCCTTCAGAGATTCATTATCAGTTTTATGTTTGAATTCTCTAAGACTTGTAAGTTCTGTTTCCATAGATGTGATTTGTTCAGAGGCGGTATTGTATTTAGCTTCCCACCCGGCATTGTCCTGAATTACTTTCTCCATAGCAGTAAAGACAGGTGCGATAGGAGAGTCTTGTTCACCTTCAAAATCTACAATGGTAAACTTCTTTCTCTTTTTGGAATCCATATCAATGGAGACAGCATCGCCATCAACGGTATACTTAAATCCATAAAGCTTCCAATCTGAAGTGTCCCAACAATAGACTTCGTTAGCCTCGAAATCAAAATCTACATAGCAATAAAGATTGCTCTGTCCCCACTCTCTATCAATTTTATATTCAGAGAGCATACGACAGAGTTCCTCTTGGATAGCAGAAGTAAGAGCAAATGTATCTGTTTCGACATTCTCTTCGTTAGAATCAACTTTATCTTCAGAACTATTTTCGAAAGTTGCGGTCTCTTCTGTTTGTTCATCTTCAACTTTTGTCATTGCTTCAAACTTTTCAGTAAGCTCTTCGAGAGTGAAATCTTCAAGAGAGAAGTCAAGAGATTCAATGTCAATGCCATACTTAGCAGCAAGTTCAATCTTCTTGTCCAATACCTCGTTTCCTCCTTCCATCGAATATTTTTGTGGGTGTATATCATCAACATCTTTCGATGTGTTGATTTGTTTTATAGTTTCCTTTAAATCCTGCATCATCTCAGAGAACTTCTTTTCAAATTCTTCATGGGAGAATATAAGAGCACTTGATTCAAAACAAGGCTCAACACCAATCAGGCAGAATGCGTTAAACTCAAAATCATAAATGTAATAGACTCCATCTATGACCTCACCATCTTTTATTTTCAATTCCATGCTGTGAGATGTTATCCCATCCTTTTTGAGTTTTTCGTATTCTTCCTGTCTCTTCCAGAGAAGTACCTCTGTGTACAAGTATTCATGTTCAGTTCCATCTTCTTCCGTGTATGTTTCCCACCAATATTTAGCCTGCGATGGCACTACGCCTACAGGGGTTGTGGCATTAACAACACGCAAATTCCCATCATTGTCTTTAAACACATCGATATCATGCCCACCAAGAGTATCCGTGTCTCTGTCGTAATTGCATACGACAGGGCAGTTGTACATTGTGTGTGCGCACTTCTCAAATACTTTCTTTGAGATAAAACATTTGTTTCGATTCAGGTCTGGATATGCAATTCTGAGAATAGCTTTGTCAAAAGAAGAATTAACCTCACATAATTCGGTAAGAGATGATGCAAAAGTAAGTCTCAAAAACTTTTCTTCCATCTCTTATCTTTCCTCACACAAATAAAGCCCCATGTAATTCAACATGGGGCGCTTTACCTTGATTCTATTTAAAATGGCAGAACATCTGTTTGGTAATAATCTATTTCAGAAAGTGAGAACGTAACGTCGTCACTTCCTAACAAAATATATAGATTATTTTCAACATCTTCTTTCCAAAGTGTAAAGCCATTTTTGATTAACGTGTCTTTATCCTGTTCATTAAACACATAAACTACTTGGCTCATCTATTTCTCCTTTTTACTCATTGGTGTCAACCCCAATCGTCTCCGTCCTCACGAGATTGCTCTCCACTATCTGTTAACTCGCCAATATCTTTTTCTGGAGCGCCGCCCTCATCGGTAGCACCATTTCCATCCAAATTACTTGGTATATTGCTCATCTGGTTTGAACTAACAATCGGTCTGAACATGTCTTGTAAACCAAGCACAGTACCTTCTAAGAAACTCATTGTATCAAGTTCTGCCTGACCTATACCCTGAGAGGCAGCGAACGCACTGATTGTAGGCAGACCGTATGTTGCTGCTTTCAAATATGCATCGCCTATTTCCTTCATGTTATACTGGCTGACATTTAAGAACTCAATTCTAAAATTCTTTCCATAGCCCTGTGATTGTATATATCTATTGATTGCGTCGCCAACACTTTTAACAATTCCAAATGTAATTGCCTGATCTGCTTTGATGGAAAGCAGAAGAGCGTTAGCTGATGCTCTTGGGTTATTGAATAGGAGAGAAGATACACCGGCAGCCGTAAACAAGTCTTGTTCTGCATCGGCTACAGTGTTTGTATCTCCTGTATTAGATTTCTCGAAACTAATCTTTTGAAGAGGCATTGGCGTAAGTACAGAGCCTACCTCTTCTGGAAGTACCGTATCAAGATTTCGCCAGAATTCTTTTGCCTTGACCAGATCAATACCCCATGAACCATCATCGTCCATTGGAAGAGTCATAGCTACCATTGCATAATTCTCAAGAGCAGTCTTGGTCAACTTCATAGCCTTATAATCCTCTATGTCGTAAATCTCTCTGAGTATTCCTGCAAACGGCGGTATCGAATAATCAAGAATATCTGCATTGCATTTTATAGCAAAAGATGTAGGACTATCTAATTCAATCCACTTATTAATTCTTTCTCTCTTATATATTTCATATTTTCTTTTAAATTCAATAGGGTAGAATTCTAGCATATCCTCCCTTGAATCAAAATAAGAGAAGTTGAATGTTACATTTATAACATTACCCTCAATAGAAGAAATGGAGCAGTAATCACTCGGCAAATGTTGAATCGTTATGCTGTCGTTCGTGACATGTAATGTACAATAGCAAGTATCCTCACGAAGACATACTGTGAGTATTTTTGGTACTTGTGTACTAATGTTCATAGTTGACAACATGTTCAAAACTTTTCTGTAATTATTATTAATGATTCTCACATTTGTTTTCTTCGGGTCAATCCGATAAGGCTCTACTATATAAGCCAAATCGGACAGACCAACGAAATATTGAACTACCCTTCTAAAATGAGGGCTTGCACCGTATACATACCTTACAGCATTTCTTAATTCTTTTTCGTATCTATAAGGATTTGATAGATAGTTTTGTATGTCATCCTTTGTATATAAATAAAAGGTGGGCGAAGATTTTAAATTATTCAAGTCTCGTGTGATGAGCTTATTCAACACAGCGAACTTGTCCGATATGCCAATGAATCCATCGACATCTTTATTTCTGCGCCTACTAGTGTGTTGTTCATCTATAACAACAGTTTGTTTAGTCTGTCTAGTAACGCCAGTCTGTTTGGTTCTTGCCATATCCTATACCTACCCTCCTTCCATTCTTTTGCTTGGGTGGCTTGATAATGAACATATCTGATAAACCGTCATTCATGTTCATTTTTTTACTTGATTTATTTTCTATCTGAATTGCTACATAATAATTATATGAAAGAGAAGAGTAACGGTCTTTTCTCATACCCGGGCGTTCAGTGACTTTTACCTTACCACCGGACTCCTCATGCATAAGCTTTGTCAATTCATCTATCAACAACGTCGTCTGAATATATGGCATTTTGAAAGCCAACTGCTCTGGTGGGTTAAGTGATTTATACCCACGAATTTCATTTAACGACGATTCTGCGTCATATTCAGTTTCCAATAGACGAATGCGCCCGCTTCTAAATCCTTCTCTCAATAAAAATGCACAGTCCGAATTAAACTGTGCAGATGCCTTAATTGACCATATGACTTTTTCAGCACCGGGTACTGTACAACGCGATGCCATTTCTGTATTATTACAACACGATAATGCAGGGTATATTTCACCCGTATCTGTGTCAACTATTTCACGCGACAAACAATCATAGACACCAAGACCTAATCCATTTGTATCGAGCACTATATAGTCACACATATACTCATCATAAAGTCTCCTTATCTCTAACGCCTGATGTTCAGTTCTTAACCCTTCGTATGTGTCTGTATATATAATATTGTTTATATATCTACCACCACGAGTTGGAACCATCCTGTTTATAAATATTGCCGTTGCGTCATTGTTATGTTTCTTGCTTGACATAAGGGCAATATCCGCAGATATAATTCTAAACTCACCGTATTGTTTGGGTGGTATCCTCACATTAACATTATTACCAACTTTTACAGATAACCTATTTGGTAACAACGGATATTTAATTTTCCTGTTTTTGGAAATAGAAGAGAAGTCAAAGAATGAACCTTCATCAGACCCGTAAAACAGCGCACCCATCTCCATAGAGAATTTAATATCGCTAAAGTCAGATTCAGACATTTCATCTGCAACAAAGTCTGGCTGTAGAAGACCTTCGAATATTGATAACTGATATGGGAAGCTACAAACGAATTGCCTTCTATCTGGGTCACACATAGCCTTTAATGTATCAACACATTTTGTATAAGACCAGTGATCCTTCCAATATGCCGAGCTTAGATATAGAGTAAGATTCTTTTCTTTTGCATACTCCTTCTGTCTTTCAGCATCAGAAAGCTCTGAGTATCTCGGCATTCTTTGTTGAGTAAGGAACTTACTAAGAACAGTTGCAATAATATCTTTTGAAATAAGTCTATATTCATCGAGCAACAACACGTTGCCACGATTGCCTCTGGAACTATCCGAAGCTGTAACTACCTTTATAACGCTTGTATTGTGAAATGAAATATAAGCATTTGTACCGTTAATCTTTTCTTCTCGTATCTCATAACGCAACTCTGGCGAATTCGGTTTTAGTTCCAAAGTTATTTTTTCTAATACGTTAATCGCCTGACCTCGTGTGCCAGACGCAATACACACTTTTGTCCCCGGATACAGTATGCAACGTGTTACACAGTATACTGCACTAATGAATGTTTTGCCTTGTCCACGACTTGCAATCCAAACAAACGTCGTACTCCAAAACATCATTACTAACATTATTCGTTGGAAGAATCGTAATTTTAAATGCAAATAATCAATAGCGAATCTATCTGGGTTCTTTCTGTAGAACGCACCCCAGATTGCAGCACCGTTTAGAACCCGTTCATATCGGCTATTCAAGTTACTGCCCCAATCCCACAATAGGAATGTCTTCTATAGACTCAATGAACATGTCCTCATCATCCCCATTGTATTCAGGTTTTTCTACGGTATATTTCGCTAATTCTTCCTCATATAATCGTGTGTATTTATTATCTTTAATTCCGACCATCTTACACAGATGCCCCATCCAAACAAATATATATTTAAGAATAGGGCTGTCGTCAAATGTGTCTGGCAGCGGTCGCTTATTTTCATACCGCCATAGCCAAACACCCATCGGTGTCTTTTCGAGGGAGGAGTCTGCATCATCCTTCTTCTGTGCTGGCTTTAGGTTCGCACTACCAAGAAGAGTGTTTAATGCGTTAACGCTTTTGTCAACGGCACGACCAGCGGCTCGATCCCTGTTTATATCAAGCTCTAATGAGCATATCTGCCTTATGATAGCTTCAGTACCGATATCAAGCTGCATACCCTCTGGGAACTTTGACATCCAATATTGACGCCTTTGTTCAAGTTCCCGGTACATAGCTGGTGTATAACCAGTACCCCAAAACATGATTACATCGTCAGAGATAGGCTCTGATTCTTCGCCTTCAAGATTTTCTTCTGGGAACAACCTGATTGTATTATCAGTAAAGTTCCACATTGTTCCCTCAGACCTGAGTGAATCATCATAGCTCTTACCTGTGTATGAATTGTTAGCAAGCTTTAAAAGGTACTGCGACATAACAGAACGGCTTGTAGCTCTCTGAGATACTGAATTGAAAATCTTATCATCCCAGAACAAATCTAATTTTCTGCATGTCTGTCTCACAGCAAGTCTTGCATCATTACACTCTAATAAGTATGCATCATATATTTTATCTAAGCACGAGCGACAGATAGGTAGATACCCTACACCCTTATGTAGTTCTGCATAACTTACTGGAAAGTTTCCTTTCTTTTTTGCAAAGCCTTTTCCACATCTGTAGCAGAAAGCTCTATCTGTATTAACCTCTAACGCCATCCGTTACACACCCCTTCCGACAGGAGCTTCTTCTAATGGTGGGTCTTCAGTTATCTCGTCATCAATAAGGCTAAGTTCGTACAGTTTCGCTGCAATCTTCAAATCTTTTCCAGAAGTAAAGCATGGGACGTATTTACCCGATGTCTCTATCCAATCGCCAGAATTGAAGCGGTCATTAATTTTTCTCGGCTTACGATATTTAAGACCAAGATTTCCAATCCCAGATATTGAGAGAGTATCTCCATTTTTTAATATATCCATGAGTACGTCACATGCAACGTCAAGCACAGCGTAAACATCTTTACTATTTAAACTAACCGTCTTGTCTGTTTTCCTTACAACAAAATCTTTCGTATTTCCTTCATCATCTGAAATATGAAAAACATGTCTTGGGGAAGTAACAACTTTACCAAAACCTTCTTCTTTTAGTCTGGCGGCTATGGCGACGGCGAACTCATTTTTGTTCATTCAATCACCTTTCCTTCTTACAAATCCGCCAAACCCTTCCGTTCAACAGATTTAATTCCTTCTTCTCCAAAGTACATATCAAGCGTTTCTTCTGTATCCATATCTGTATAAAGACCTACCATCTCGACTGTACTCCATTGTTGAATCTCTTTTATTACACCATCGGGGATACCTTCTCTCGCAAGCATTGTGGTAAAGTAATGTCTAAAGCTGTGAGCATAAATATCAATTCCAGATATTCTTGAAATTGTTTTCATCCAGCTATCAACAGTTGTTCTTGTCAACTGGCTTGTACCATCTGATGATACAAACAGCCATTCACTCGTTATACCTTTTTCCTCTCGTTCCTTCATCCACAAATCGAGATAAGGTTTAAACTTATGTGCGAGAGTATAACAGCAAATTACTTTGCCAGCCTTGCCACGCCCCTTTGTTTTTATAGGGGCACTTTTATAAAGGCTACCACCGCATACCAACCTATCATCAGAGAAATCACTTACCTTGAATCTGCACAACTCAGATTTCCTTCTCCCGCTGTACGCAGCAAGTGCTACAAGGCAAGCAGTCTCGTATCTTTTTGATTCGACGAGTTTATCAAGGATGTCTTGAACTTCTTCATCCTTTAAAACTGTTTTCTCCATAACTGGTGTATTTACTGGCGCTTCTATTTTACTTATGATATTTCTAAAATTTGGATACTCGTCATCAAGTATGTTTTCAATGAAATTAGACATAGAAGAGAGTGATGCCCTAAGCCTTCTAACTCTCGCCGGACTGTTTTCATTGTTGTTAATTAACCAATTTTGATATGCTACAATATTCCTCTTTGTCCATTCAACAAATGGCTTATTGCCGTTATGTTCTAAGCCCCAGACAAAGGCAATATGTATGTCGCTTCTATATGCTTCTATGGTAGTATTACTTCTATCAACAGAACTAAGATAGTTTAGGTAGTCATCCAATAGTTGCATGTTCTCTGGATTTACCCGACTAAGTAGCTCAGGCGAAGTAAGTTTATTAAACTTAGTTTGTCTACCCATATCGGGTACTCCTTTCTTACAAGTAACCAGAATGGTTACGGCGGGATACCGAATACTCACAACGTGATATTCGATCCCCGCCTTGCCAAACCTTATTCAAACATAATAATCAATAAAAATATATTTTTAAGGAGGTAACACACAAATTTAGATGCTATCAGCAGCAACCTAATCTATATTCTGCGTCAAGTCCATCTTCATTAAAAATTAATAACATCTGGCTTGGTGTTGAGAACAAACGTCTATCTTTTGCGTATTCATCAACACCACACAAAGAACCACATATCATCGAAGTTATTCCTAACTCCTCAAAACTCTCCCTATGATGTTTGTCGCCAAGGATAATATATTCAATATCTATCCCGTACTTTTTGGAGAATAGCGTATGTAATAAACGTGGGGAAGAGTATGCATAGTCTAAGTCACCATGCGCTGCACAAATATAATGTCCGCATAGATTTGCGAATAAGAATTCTTCTTCTGAATTCTCGACAAATGTTATTCTGTCACATTTAGATAGGCGCTCACTTAACCACCATCCAATGATTCTTTCTATATTGTCACTATGAATATTATCCTTCTTTGACGGGATCACTCTTCCGTGGTTGCCAAAAGTAGAATACACATATACATTCTCGACATAATTGGATAAGTGTCCAATAGCCTGTGAAATTATTTCTGATACTTGCATCAGTTGATTTATAACAAGTTCTTCCGATGCAACTCTCGCTGAACAGTGAATCCCACCATGTATAAAGTCGCCTAATAACAAAATATGTAAATCTCTGCACCCGTGTAGCTTTATCCTATCAACAGCTTTATTGACCGTATTACGAACACGTTCAACGCAAATTTCTGTATTGAATGAATTGTAAACATTATCGGTTACCATACCATAGTGCCAGTCACTAAATACCAAAGCGCATTCCGTATCCCCAAAATCATCTACTATGCATTCGTCATTAAATATTTTTCCAACAGTCGAATCAAGAGCGTCAGCAGCGTGGATCAACTCAGTTTCGAGGTGTTCGTTCCTTGCCTCAGCAGCGAGGCGTTTATTATATTCACGCCTTTGGTCATAGAACTTCTGGCGCTCTTTATACAGTTCGTTCCTGCGCTCCTCTATACTATTCAACAGGGTATGATCCGCTGAGTCCGCGATGGCTTCACGCTCTAACAAGTCTAATGTTCTCTTGCTACCGTACATCATCCTTCTGGCGACATCGGTGCTATACTGTTGGTTGTATACATAGCGTGAGAGTTCCTGATAATCAAAATCCGATAAAGTTTTATCAACTAATTTTCCGTATACCAGTCTTCTATGGTATTGTAAGTCAGACTCATTAGGTCTTTTAGATAAATCATTTATATCCAACGGTATCATCCCCTTCGCTCATATTTATTAATCTCAGCAAATATCACAATTTTTCGGTATATTTTTCGCATCGTGTTTATTTACTCTTCATAATAGCAATGCCTCAAACATAGAAAAACCCCTGGTTTCCCAGAGGTTTTCGGCTGTTCATTTTTTAAACAAGCGTAATTTCAGCATCACTTTTTCTTTTTCTTGTAACCGAATTAACTATTTGCTGTATCTTTATCTTGGTCGCACACTCCTTACAATATATTTGTTTACGTGTCGATTTTGGATTGTCACGTTTCGTAGTTATCCCACAGTTACTACAAACAAAGAAAGGTTCACCGTGATACATCTGATACTGATTACCAAGATTAACGAACTCAGTTATGGTACAAACCACATCAGAATCATTGTCGATAAATAATACCCTTACGTTTGTATTATCTACTTTCTTGGAGAACTGTATTAATCCAAGTTTATTTAATTCGTGATATATTAGGCTCTGTCTTTTGATAGACGTTTTTATATTAGCCATCTTCATAATCTCACTGCACTTCGTATTAACCCAGTGGTCACTGCTTGGATTCACTGCGTCCCAATATTTAGCAAGGCATAGGAGAGTGAATGCGAGACGACGAGCCTGCCTGCTTTGAATTGAATCTATAGTGTCCATTTCTTTTTGTGTAATGTCTATACCGTCTAAATCTATGGCTTTATATTTTAGTGCATGTGCCATAGCACTGTCTAATGCATCAGACCATTTCGGTATTGATATCATAGTGTCGCATTGTAACAAAAAATTTTCTAAGGCGCTACGAGCGTCTTTCTTCGTGTATCCCTTGCTTATGTAATATTTTGCCACACGGCATAATGTTTCATATGGCTTCTTACCAAGAGAGTGTTCCTCAATCATATTCAAAGCCCAATCTAATTCATTTAATACAATACTCAATCAACCACCTCGACTTTTTTCATTATGCTGAATCTTTCTCCGCCATATAAGATGTCACCATCTGGATCAAGTGCCGGATACTTATATTCATAATCATTGTTATCCAATAAATTATTGATTATCTCTCTACCGCACATATTCCATGCAAATCTCTTTGTAGAATTATTCTTATAACATATGTCCAAAATGATGTCGCATAATGCATCTCTGTCAGGACAAATCAAATCACATTCTTTTCTAAACTCATCATTCATTACCTGAAGCATTGATGCAGATTCAAAGTCACTTACTCTCTCATATTTGGAGAAGATAGCATAACTCTTTACCCGTTTATTATAATCATCATATAAATGCTGTATGGCTATACGCTGTCTCGCTGGATAGCTTGTATTGCCATACATGATGTGATAATCGAAATTTGTAGTCTTATTATGTCTGCCAATATAACCATCGAACTCATGTTCGAATCTTCTGCATATCTTATTCATAACACAATCACCAGTCCCAACCGGCATACGGTAGTTATAAAATTTCAAAAATTCAGCTTGTCTATCTGTAAGTTCCTCTTGCGGTAATGATTCTAACTCAGCTACATTAAGACCAAACTCTCTCAGGGCATTCATATTCGTATTCTTTATATATGTATTATATTCTTTCATGAGGGACGGGTAGATGTACATCATGAAATATGGCTTCCTCGAAGCAACTATACTTCTGTATAACTCACGCTGTTCATCATCATCTATTTTATTCACAGCGTGTCTGTCATGCCAACTTCGAGGCATAGGCTTACATACGATACCTTTTGCTTTATCTATAGCATTTTGTTGGTAGTGCTGACCACATTTTATTCTATATCCGAGCATCTCGTATTCCGGGCTACCTTTTTCGAACCTTGATTGTACTTCAAACATTGATGTTATCCAATTCGTAGTCTGACCAATATCATTGCCGAAACTTTCAATATTAGACCTAATGAAGTCCTCTTCTTTTGGAATACACTTAGTTGCTCTTCTCTGCATACACATAAGAGTAGGGCGGTACTGGTGCTTACTGACTAATACATGATTGTCGGTCAGCATACATAAGTCACCATCAAAGTCAGCTCCGTTTAAGGCTGACGTCATAATATCCCAATTATTGAATATCGTGCTTGAGTTCATATACCGATACCAGTACATAGCCTTTGCGCTTCGTACAGGCTTTACTATTCTGATATTGTTATGACATGTCATTGGCGCTCTGAAACAAGCGAGAGATTCACATTCTTTATCAACCCAGTATCCATTATATATTTCGCCAGCCTTTAGTATCCCCGTCTTCTCTAATCCAAAGATACTCTGACATAGTAAATAGGGGTCACCAGATATAATCGAATAATTCCCATGTACCTTAAGCACCCCCACCTTTGCCTGATTTATTCTATTCTTTATAAGCTGATAAATCGAATTCTGGACAAACGGATCATCAAGAACACGTTCATCAATCATAATAGCCTTTATGAAATCGTCCTGCATGTTATCGATGTTGTCTCCGTTTATTCCATTACCTTTTAAGAATAGGACTGTCTTGCGCCAGTCGCCGGATAAAACATCACGAATATCCCGCATTGTAGGCTGTATCAACTCGTCAATATCGTCATCGTCGAGTTCATAGCTCTGGATGAACTGATAATTCAGATTGCGTTCTGATTCTAAAGATTTAGGGCAAGTCTTAGTAATTCCAAATGTATAGCCGTTCGCTATGGATGTGCTGACATAATCTTCATAATCCTTATAGCTGTCCCACAACTTAACCATAGACGTAGTAAGAATAAGTTCAACATTCCTGATATCAACATCATTTCCCCATGCATCCTTAACAATATAATTCTCAGCTACATTCTCAGCAAAATCTAAAAAATCAAATGTGAATACCATACCCTTCTCAAATGAAAACCTTGTATTCACACCGCCTACCATATAATCAAGACCCAACTCTGCACTCCATCTCTCGGCAAGAGAGGGGAGCATTATACCGTACCCGTCTGAAGCGTCCATTACAATATGTTCGCTTGGAATATATTCCATAACGGGTTCACCGTCACATTCATCAGATATGCGCTCCACTTCTGAATCAAACTCGGTTTCAGCATCAGGCACTACCAATATACCGTTAGGGAGCGATACGGGGATAGAAGCACTACATGTCAGAGCCTTGTATGCTTCCAACTTCGCAGTTACTAATTCCTTATCTTGGTTACGACCGTTTTCTATTCTACGCTTCAATTCCGGTGCAAGACGCTCGCTTACAAATACTATCGTACTGTTCTTGATACCACCGTTCGTTCCGAGTAGGCGCACATACTTCACACCGTTTATACAGAAACCTTTACATGCCCTGTAATAATCTTTTTCTTTATCAATTATCAAACACATGTAGTCTGGCTGAAACTGCAATTCGTCTAATTGTCTGTATAATTCCTTAATCCTTCTCCTATTGGAGATACTGTTCGGTTGTTTTCTTATATACTTAATCTCTGACTTGATTGCTTTCGCTTTTTGCTCCGAATCAGTATTCCCATTTAACTCATCTATCCATCGTAGTATTTGTGAATCGGCAAGAGAGATGACTTCATCATTACGCCTCGCCTCTTCCACAGGTAGTGTCAGTCTCCATCTGTTTCGACGCAGACGACCACTATTTATCTTAAATATAAATTTCTGACACGCTTGTTGCTTGCTAATATAAATCACCTCGTATGTATATTATGTAATTAGCTTGATAACTCAAAAAGAAAAATCTTCATCAAACTCAGAAACGTAACTGTACCATGCCGACCGATATTCGTCGCGCATCTTGTCTATTTCAATATCGAACATAAGTTCTTCGAGAGTACCATAAGCTGAGAAATGTTCGCATGGTACGCTATATATACTATTACAGCATGAGCTGAAGAATAGACAGTCTTTGCATTCAAGTTCAACCATCGCTCGAACCCCCTTCCGCAAGACTGTCCATCCAGTCATTTAGTATTCTACGCATTCTACTGCTTGGAAGATACAGGTATATCTTCTTACCATCCCTTATCGCGCTACGCCATATCCATTGAACCATAACGGATAATGCGTATCTGTCTTCATCGACTTCTATGCCGTGGACAGCGTAGAATTTCTTTTCATCCACGTTCATATAAATATTACAAGCATATACCAGATACTCCCTTGCTCTGAAATTGTTCGATGCACGTAGGTTGAACATAGCAAAACCATTCGTGTAACCCTTACCCTTTAAGACCTCTCTTTGCCCTTTGAATGTAGCCCACATCCTCTGCTTGACAAGAGAATCTTTCCATATGTTCTTAAATAGATTCTCGATGTTGCGCTTTAGCTGTGGTACTGCAACAGCCTTGTTCTTTTTAAACCAATTCATCGATAGGGCGGTGGGGGAGTCTCCGACACTGTTCAGCTTTTCATTATCGACTATCTTAACCATGTCCTTGATATGACTAACATACTCTGGGACATAAGTAACTGTATCGCAGAATCTAAAACCTGTGCCATAGTCTATCTCTTCAATTCCAATATTGATGTATTCGAGATTATATATTTTCAGGAAGTTATAGAGGCTTTGCCCCTCAAATAAATATGTAAGTATGAACACATCACGAAAAGATGTTATGAGGTCTGGTGGTAATACCCAATAGAACAACGTCTTTACTGATCCGTTCTCCTCGTCATCTATTCTGGTTATTTGCCTTGACCGCAACAACCAGAACAATTCCTTCATAGCGCTCCCTCTGTAGTCGTTCTTAATAAGACTGTATTGATTATCTTTGTACTCAACATAACCAGCGTCTACAGCAAGCTGTATATCATCTTCATGGATATCGCATGTTTCCAATACATCAACGTTCTCGTCGATGATGAGTGTGTATCCGAAACCTTTTATAGCATCAAGAACTTCCTCGGTGTAGTTCTTAAACGCTGCATGTGTAGTCGCTACATTCTCACCTTTTAATATAAGGTGGTGTGTATGCTCCAACTTACTGTAGTTGAACCGCTGTAGCTGTTGTGGCTCTTTGAAGTCCGCATTCGGACACCCGTTCTTGATTCTTGCCGCCTCTTCCAAATAAGGCGTTATATATATGAACTTTAACTCAGGGTGGTCATTGATATAGGTTATCGCTGATTGGCTCTTGCCGTTTCCCATAATAGCGTCACACACTCTTATCATACGACCACCCCTTTCTATTTATCCTATTACTATCTATAATAATCACCTCTTTATACTGCTTGTACGAATTCTATAATGTTACTGCCAGCCATGTAGTTATGCCTTGCACTGCCGAGATTCAACTGCCTGTATGCTTCCTCTATCTCTTCACCGCTTATTCCAATATAAGCTAATGTCTGTGCGGGTGTGGAGTGGTTAAGCATCTTCTGAAGAAGGAGAAGCTTCCGGCTGTCGTTATTGCTCATGAGCATCTGATGGTAGCAGAATGTCTTTCTAAACGTGTGTGTTGATACCCTCATCGTAAGACCAAGGTCTTTAGCGATGCCTTTGAGGATACGGTCAATAGATTTACGTTCCAGAGGTTTGTTGACGTTCTTACCGTTATTGGATTCACTTCTGAACATGTAGTCACTAAGCGATGGTACTTCTTCCTGATGTTCAAGGTAGAGCGTCACCGCTTCAACAACCGCATCGTTCACTGTAATGTATCTATTAACCTTCCTCTTTCTTGTATTCCTCGTCTTCTGTTCGAACACCGGGAAGGTATCTTTGAATGTGAAGTTATCATTGATGATGTTTGCGAACCGAAGAGTTCTCAAGTCACTAACCCTCAGTCCGAAATTAATTCCAACAATAAATAACATATAGTCTCTGTATCTCTCTTCACTAAGCAGGAACTCGCATATTCTATCAATGTCGTCCATGCTCTTGATAGGTTCAGCGGAATGCTCCTGTACTGTGTCATCAGTCATCTCTTCCTCGGCTGGTCTCATCATACCGTTCCTAAGTGTCCGGCTCTCTCTAAGAGAGGTGAGGTCGATCCTGCCGCTTCTGTAACCTAATATGTCTGCCATGTTTACTCCTTTATCTCTATTATTATCACCCAGTTACAAGGGTGTGAAAGTGCTGATTTTAGAACTTTTAAAACCGATTTAGAACCACCTAGGTTCTAAAATTTTTAAAAAACACTGGGAAACCAGGGGAAATCAGGTGTCTCCTTAAAAGGGGAGGGGGTCGGAATTCCGCGCTGCTCAATTGTGTTCTCAAGGAGTATATCCACCCCTTGATGGGTTCCACTTTTCATCTATATTTAATTGTCAAAGAGCTGTTCCAAAAGGAAAAATAATTATTTAATTATATTGATTATACCAAATATAACCAGCCACGTCAACACCCTATGTCACAATTTATTGATTATTTTTCCGTGGTGCTGAGATTCCAAACAAAGAACGGAGATATTCACATGTAAGAACGGTTGTTCGGGTATCAGATAGAAAATCTCATAGAAATTTCTAATTCCATTTTTGGAACTTTCAAGCGGTTATTGGAAACTTTGATTTCCATAAATGGAATTATTATGGATATTTTATGGATATTTTGTGGTGGTGGAAATGTGGGCGGTTGGATTTGAGATTGGGTGTGGGAGAAGGAGCGACTTATGAAAAGTCGAACGCTCGTTCGGTTTTGAATACCAAAACATAGGGACTATGTCACGTTGGGAGAAAAGAGGACATAGAAAACTATTTGTTTATACAAGTATTCGGTTTTGGATCAGGCTCAGGCTCAGAGGCAGAGAAAAGAAAAAAATACCCCCCCTATATGGGAGTAAAGTTATTTTATTATATTGATATTTTCTGAGAGGCTAGTATAATCATAGGTGAGGGGTACTCCCCCCAAACAAAACCACTATATCAAAAAAAGAGAGGAGAATATAGAACATGAGTAAGAAGTTAACATTAGCAGAGGCAAGGGAGAGAGCAATAGACAAGTTATGGAAGCTAGACAGAATCCCATCTATTGGAAAAGCGTTTACTATCTGCACTTCTTTTAAAGTAGTATCTGAAATGAGCGTTTATAAGCAATTTGAATTTTGCGCTATGGTCGCAAATGAACTTGTTAGTGATTGTGAATCTTTAAGCAGGAAAAGATACCTTATCGATACATACAAACGCTATGAGAGCGAATGGTTAACACTTTGCATCGATGCAAGACACATAGAGGCAGAGACAACAGAAGAGAGCACAGAGAGCACAGAAGAGAGCACAGAGACAACAGAAGAGAGCACAGAGAGCACAGAAGAGAGCACAGAGACAACAGAAGAGAGCACAGAGAGCACAGAAGAGAGCACAGAGACAACAGAGGAGAGCACAGAGAGCACAGAGGCAGAGGCTCAGAAGTTAGCAGAGATAGACAGAGAGGCAGAAGCGAAAACAGACAGTATTTGTGATAGCTCAGATGCACAGGCACAGGCACAGAAAATAAGTTCATTAGAGGAGATAAACAGGCAGAGAGCACAGAGGCAGAGGAGAGAGAGAGCAGAGGCAGAAGCTCAGAGACAGGCAGAGGCTCAGGCACAGGCAGAGGCAAAAGCTCAGGCAGAGGCAAAAGCTCAGGCACAGGCAGAGAGAGCAGAAAAGCATTATGCTGATTATTTAAAGAGAGAACAGGCAGAAGCTAGAATTAAAACAGATGCAAAAGCTCAGGCTCAGGCTCAGGCTCAGATTGTTACTTTTGACGGCAAAAACCTGTTTATCATTCGTGAGGGAGAGCTTGAACAGGTACAGGCTCAGGCAGTCACAGGCAGAGTTAGAGAGTTTAAAGGTAACTCTAAAATCGAAAAGGATACATCTAAACTTATTAAGGCAAAAGCTCAGGCAGAGGCAGAGGCTCAGATTGTAGAACTTGAAAAGACGCGCAACGTGACAGAGGCAGAGGCTCAGAGAATTAGAATAGAGGCGTATAGTTTAGAGCTTAACAGACTGGACATGTATAGAGCTAAAGTTATTCGGTTTCACTCTCCTAAAGCTATAGCACAGAGGCAGAGACAGAGAGCAGAGGAGAGAGTACTTTTTAACAGAGCAGAAAAGAGGAGAGCAGAACAGAGAGTAAAAAGGGAGATTAAGAGCAGAGAAAAGAGGAGAGCACAGGCAGAGGAGAGCACAGAGAAATTGTTAAGCGTATCTGAGATAATAGCTCAGAGAAAAGCTTTTATCTCCTCAAACTCTTACTTTGACAGTATGCACAATTTAGAGGCAATAGCTAACAAGGGAGACAGAGACAGTATAGAATACTCTAACGCTATTATGTATTACGCTTTAGCAGTTGCTCAATCTGTGCTTAAAAAGTTAGCTGACCCTCAGAGAAAAACTGCACAAGTTAGAAGTTTAGACATAGACACTAAAACAGGTTTGAATAAAGTATCTAACAATGGTCAAACTCCCCATATTATGAGAGCTAGAGGAGAGCTACAGGCAGAGGCTCAGATACTTTTAGCATTCCCTGACATTGTTAGTGCAGAGCCTGAGAAAATCCCATTGTTACATAGTACTATTGGAGACGGCACAGAACTATTGTTCGTTGCTATAGCTGAGATAATAGCTCAGATAGACAGAGCAGACAGAGAACATAGAAAAGTAGATTTTCAGGCTCTCATTAACGAAAAAAGACTGTCTAGGAGAGTTTATACAGACAGAGAGACAGGCAGAGAGACAGAAGAGGATACTATAACATGCGCTCAGTCTATCTCTAGAAATGTTAGACGGTTTATCTCTAACAATCGCGCATTAAAAATTAATCCGTCATGCAAGTACATGTATATTTCAGAGTTTCTTAATGAGAATGGGGAGATTTTGGAAAGAGATACACGCTCAGAGACAGGATTCATAGACAGAGACGGAAAAGAAGTTACTCCCACTTTTGAGAGCTTTTTGAGATTGTCTGCTTATTCACAGCTAGCAGATACAGTAAATGGGTACCTTGTCTCAGTAGATGAAAATAGTATTGAGAGAGTATCTGAGCTTGTGGCTTCACTCAATCTCACTGCTAAACAGGCAGAAGTTTTAAAACTCAGGCTTAGAGGCTATGGCAAAAAAGAAGTAGCCAAACGCTTAGGTATTGGAAAAACTAGTGTAAGAGACTCATTGAGACTCATTGAGAAAAAAGCAAAAAATAGTAAAGAGCTTGAAAAGCTCAGAGCTAGGAGAGACAGAAAATTTTCATTTGAGACAGTGGCAGAGTTAAAGGCAGATGCACAGGCAGAGGCTCAGGCAGTAAAGGCAGAGGAGAGAGCGGAGAGAGCAAAAAACCATAGAGTTATTGTTAATCTGAGACAGGCAGAGGCTCAGGCTCAGGCAGAGCTACAGGCAAATATTGAGAGAATAAAGGCAGAGAGACGCGCACAGGCTCAGAGAGCTAAAGCAATAGCAGAGGCAGAGGAGAGAGCGGAAAAAATGTTTTCTAAAGCTCAGAGACAGGCACAGGCTCAGAGACAGGCAGAAGCTCAGGCTCAGGCAGTACAGGCACAGGCTCAGAGACAGGCAGAAGCTCAGGCAGTACAGGCACAGGCAGAGGCTCAGGCTCAGGCAGTACAGGCACAGAGAGAACAGAGAGCACAGGCAGAGGCTCAGGCTCAGGCAAAAGCTCAGGCTCAGGCAGAGGCAAAAAATAGAGCTTTTGCACAGGCTCAGAAGAGAGCAGAGGAGAGGAGACAGAGAGCAGAGGCAGAAGCTCAGGCAGAGGCTCAGAGGCTCAGAGAATGGAACGACAAACAGAAAAGATTTTTAGAATCTCTTAAGAGAGGCAAGGTACAGGCAGAAGCTCAGGCACAGGCAGAGGCTCAGAGAGCATAATAAGTACAGGCACAGGCACAGGCTCAGAGGGGTATTATTTACCCCTCTTTTTTTTGTGTGCATCTGAAGCGGTTCAAAAATCGAACATATATTCGATACCCCCCTCAGTGGTAGTCACTGAGAGAGACAGGCACAGGCTCAGGCAGAAGCTCAGGCAGAAGCTCAGGCAGTACCCCCCCCTCAGTGGTAGTCACTGAGAGAGACAGGCACAGGCTCAGGCAGAAGCTCAGGCAGAAGCTCAGGCAGTACCCCCCCCTCAGTGGTAGTCACTGAGAGAGACAGGCACAGGCTCAGGCAGAAGCTCAGGCAGAAGCTCAGGCAGTACCCCCCCCTCAGTGGTAGTCACTGAGAGAGACAGGCACAGGCTCAGGCAGAAG